CTAGGAGTGGCTTTGAGTCCGGTTGTGGCTGTTAATCCAGTCCATAACGTGTGATTTGATCCAGCGCAATGGCTGGTGGTCGATTGGCTTGGGAAACGTGGCGTCTTTATTGCGCAGGTGATATAGCGCGGTCCGTCCCTTGCCAAGCATCACCAGCAGCTCTTTCTGTTCAATTTTCTCGATTGGTTCAATCATAATGCCTCCATCGCTTGATAGCGTTGCTGGTACTCGGAGTTCACCTGCTTCCATTGCGGGTCATTAGCCATCTTGAGGCAATGAATACGGCGAGCCATTGCAAACCTTGCTTTGTCCAACATGTTGGCGCTTGCTGCGTGATGTTGGGCCTTCTTGTAGGAGAGGGCGGCATCGATGTAGCTAGCGCTTTGCTCCTGTTGGATGGCTTGCTTGAGGTCATCCCGGTAATTGCGTTGGTAGAGTCTGATATCCATCGTGTCCTCCCGGACAGTCGTTGTTACATCACAGCCATAGTGGCCAGAAACAATGTGGTGCTAACCAAGATGGCCAGCCGCTCAATCAACTCCCCCTTCACGTTCCTGATATTCCAGCTCGTTGAAGTTGAGATATTGGGCTGGCGCTTGCTCTATGGCCGCCAACCTGATCTGTTGTGGGGTCATAGGGTGGTGTGCCTCGATGGTGCCGGTCAGGCGATCCGGCGCAGACCCCAGTTCGGTCGTGGCGCTCAGGATGTAGTTGTAGCGGTGCATTTGCCTGCTCCTTTGGTGGTGTCTATCTGCCAGCGGTACCCTCCATGTTTCTCCTGCTGGCCGGCAAGGCAGCGAGTGATGCCAACCCTAACAAAGCCGCCCTTGTTCTCGGCGTCGGTGACGCTATCGAACCGGACCACCTGATCCCCGCAAGTGCCAATGACTGGGGTCTTGCGCCACTGCGGCGGCTTCACTGCATCCACATAGAGGCGGCTGGTATGTCGGCCACTGCCGTTATTTCCAACTAGGCAGAAGTGCTCAACCCGGGTAGTGAAGCGGGACTCTCTGTGGATCTGTCCCATCACAACACTGGCCTCGCTGACAGTAAGGGAGAACTCGATCGCCACTTCAGGGCTGATAGCGCCCCCAGATCTAGAATGTACCCATTCTGCAACCTGCTGGATTAAGCTCATGCTGCCTCCCCGTCGTTCAGTGCCAGCATGAGCTGTTCTTCATTCGGATTCAGTAGATGCTTTGCCATCCGTGTGGCGTGGCTGAGCGTGTGATCTTCATCGGTACCATCATCCAGTAGATCTCGAATGTATCCTGCGAGCAGTCGGGTGTGGGCTGGAGTGAGTAGCTCGGCCTCATCAATCTGATAGATGACTGCCTTGATTGCCGGGAATTGCTGCCAGTCCTGGAGTGGCTCAATACCTGTAATGAGTGTGGCGAGTTGCCCCGATGCTGTTGGTTCAGCAATGACTTTTGCTTCTGGCACTGGAATTACTGGGCTGGTGGACGCGATCGCCCGGCTTGCCTCTTCGTTGAGTGCTACTGCCTGCCGGTGGATCATGTCGAGGATGAGTTGACCGGTGGTAACCAGGTCGTCACGGCGCAGACTGGCCTCTGGGCGGCGTTCCCCCTGCCAGCTGGTATCGAATATCACCACGGCGGAGGCGAAACCGCTGGAGCTTGGCTTATCTTTCTTCGGATCCCGCGGGACGTACCAGCTCGGCACCTCAAAGCCGATGCGACCGCTGATGAACTGGATAAAGTCGGCATCCTCCGGCCACCATGTTTCGCTGGTAGCGGCCTTGATAAGCAGCATGATCTTGGCACCAAGAGCCCGCTGCTCGCGGCAGTAGTTGAGGATTGACTCCATCCCAGTGATAGCATTGCCGTCGCTATCCACGCAGGGGCGGGAGTAGGGGGGGTTGGCGAAGGCAGCCCCCCCAAGGCGGCGCAGGTCTGCCGCCAGGTCCTGGATGAGTGCGTTGTCCTCGGCATCGTAGTAGTTAGGCAACAGGGAGTTGCAATCGTCGGCGAACATGTCGAGCACCACCGGTCCCAGAGTAGGGGCGAATTGGTGGAACAGGCCCCATGCCAGCGCCTTGGGGGTTTGCCACTGGTCCCCAATCTGCTTGAGTTCGTGGTCTGGCTGGGCTTGCAAGAGGGCCAGCGCCTCGGAGTAATGATTCATGTGTTCCTCATCAATCAGTTGTAATCCGTCCCCTGAATTAGGGTTTGGTCTTCTTGGCTGATACCGCCTTCTTTGCAACCTTTGCGACTTCACGGGCTGCTTTGAGGCACTCATCAAACACCTTCCCCTTGGCAAAGCTGGGTGTCCGATCGAAATGGCGTTTTGCTTCAGTAACACCAAGCGAGATTGCATGGGGAGGGAATTGTTCTTTCTCCAGCGTTTCCTTGATGTGTTTGGTAATAAAGTCGTTTGGGTGCATTGATGCCTCCGCCATTCCTTAACTGGTCTCATCACACAAGCGACAGGCAATGGGAGTCCGTGACCCGCTGATGGGCCGCTATCGCTTGTGGGATAAGGGCCCCGTTGCCGGGGCCAGGAGAGAGCATGTCGGGCTGGTTTGGCAGGGCCTGGAGCCCTGTGCCATCGTGAGCGGTGGAACTGCCCTTGATGGCGCCGCCATGGAGGTGACGGTTGGTGTTGCTTGTTGGTCAGCTGCCAGCCCGAGCAGCCAGATCAACATCAGGAGTAGTAACCACATGCGTTGCACCTGTGGTGAGGCTGAGCGCTTCACAGCGAGTCAGCCGTTCTTGTTGTCGGCACCAGTGCGCCCTCACGGGCAGACCTACCATTTAGAAACTGTCGCCTCTCGGCGAGGGCCTGGGTGGCGCTTCACAGCGGGACCAGGCGACCGCGTAACCCTGCGGTGGGAGATATGATCACCTCCTTGGGGTGGTCAAATCGGTTGGCTGTGGTGTCCTACGATTGCACTTCCTATCGGCACCTCCCGGCTGCTCGCAGCATATGGGATGGTTATCACCACAACTGTGGATTGCACTGGTTACTGAATCCGTGCCATGCAGGGCGGTAATCAGCTGTGGTTTTTAGCGTGGTTCCACTCCACCCCAATGCAATCCCAGTTGTGTCCCGGCCTTTCACCGGGTGGGTGGCTGGGGAGTCAGACCCGCCACTCGCTTTGTTCGCTGTAACTTCGCTGTCTTTCCAGCTGCCAGCCGGTCACTGATTTTGTTTTCCGGTCACCCTTATCGGCACGTATTACACCTTTCAAGGGGAGAGCGGGGAGGTGAATCAGCCCGGTTGCCGGTGTTATATTCCCAAGCGGTATGTTGCCACCGCTGCCAGTTTTCGCTGGCCCTCCGGCTGGGGTCGTCTTTCGCACTGAACACATATCCTAACTTTTGGTTAGGATATATCGGTTATTTTTTTGGTCAATAGCCAAAAGTTAAGTTTGTCGATTTTTTTTCAAATGGGTTCATTTGGTGCAAAAATGGATTTCTTTATGGGAGGGAGTCCATATGAGTGAACTGATGGAGTGTCGCGCTTGCCTCGCTCTGGCTGATGAAGGTGAGCGGGTCTGCCCTCAATGCGGGTCGAGTCTGCTGGGTAGCGTCGGGGAAGAGCTGTCGCAACAGTTGGCCGTCAAGCAACAGCTGGAGGCGTTTGTTGCCACCTATCACACTTGGGCCGAAGGAGCCTGGAATGGGGTAGGGATCGATCTAGTCCGCAATAAACTGGCGGTTCGTTACTACGATGGCTATCGCAACTGTCGCAAGATCATCCAGGGCGAGCAGGTCATAGGCGTGAAGGTGCATGAAACCGCTGGCGCAACGCACACCAAGACCAAGGGCGGAAGCCAGCTGGGGAGGGCGGTGATCGGCGGCGTGATGCTGGGAGGCGTCGGGGCTTTGCTTGGTGGCCTGACAGCCAAGAAGATCAGTACTGGTACGTTGGCAAGCATAGAGGTATTGATCTCCACCACAGACCAAGATTTTCAGTTGGTCACTATCACCCTGCTGGCAAGTGAGCACAGGGCTGATTCATCAGTGGTGGCGCACGCAAGACGAGCTGCAGAGATATGGGTAGCAAGAGTTGAAACACTCATCAAGCAGTGTGCGAGTAACGCGGTAGCGGCTGCCAAGATGAATGGCGGCAGTGTCGCTGACGAGCTGGGGAAATTGGTGTGGCTTCGTGATCGTGGCGAAATAACCCAGCAGGAGTTTGAGCTGCTCAAGGGGCAGCTGCTTGCAAATTGCAATGCAAGTTAAGATGCAAGCAGCTATTCAATCATCACCGAACAGACCAATACTGCACAGATGTGGACATCCTCATTAACCTGGAGCATTGGATATTGCGGGTTCAATGGCTTCAACCACCACTGGCCTGCATCCATCACCAGTTCTTTGAAGGTCATGTCGTTGCCATAACGGGCGATGACTTTCTTCCCGGGCGCCGGCTCAACATCGGGATCCACGATGATGATGGTGCCATCGGGATAAGATTTGCCCCCCATCGGCGCGACCATTGAGTCACCCTTCACTCGAACCGCATAGGCTCTGGTTCCCACGCGCACCGGACTTATTGTGGTTTCTTCAGCCTCTTCAAGGGTTGGTACATCCCCGCAATCCCTAAACTCGCCAGCGCTGACCCAAGCAATAAGTGGCACCTGATAGATGGGGAATGGCTGAGGCTCGACATTGCCTTCACCCGTATCGGTTCCTGTAAGTAGCCACTGCACGCTCTTACCGGTGATCCTGGCCAGCTCACCAAGTCTTTTAACCTCTGGCAAGCCTTCCCCTCTCAGCCATTTGCGCACCGATATTTCGGACAGGTCCTCTCGAAGAGTTCGCTTGAGCATGGCAATTCTGCCCCGCTGTGGCCATCCAAGTTCATCCAGAGCGAGGTTGAGTCGCTCGGCGAATGCCATTTTATCGGCTTCGTAACGCGCCATTTGTGTCTGTTTCTCATCCATATCCTAACGTCCGGTTATTATGTTGTGATCTGGTGCTAACTTTAACCTCTTGCTAGATTTGCTAACCAAGAGTTATGATTTGAGCTGTAAAAAAGACCAGAGGACGCCATGCATACCCTGATAACTCGATTTGGCTCCAAGAGTGCTCTCGCTAACGCACTGGACATTACTCCCGAGGGGGTAAGCAATGCGTTCCGGAGAGGCAAGGTCCCAGTGACCTGGGTACCCAAGCTCAAGCTGCAAGGTTTGAGCCAATCTGAACTTGCAGCTCTACCCCTCACTGATGAGGGGCGGGCGATTGTATCAGCATTTGCTGAACGGCAATAACTAGCAGTTAGGAACAACTATGACAGAGCAACGGAATGACACAATGGCAAAAGCTCAGGCAGTTTTCCGGTCATCTGATGTGATGGCTGCTGCCTACGGCATTGGTCATCGCTATAACGCCAGCGAGCTGGCGCGACTGATGGGCCGCAAACCTGGGGAGTTTTGCAAGAAGCTCAATCCTGATTGTGACGATCGCCACATCACACTGGCGGAGGCTGTCGCGATCACCGAACTCACCGGTGACAACGCGATTCTTGAGGCCTGGTCAGCCAGCCGCGGCAAGGTTCTGGTAGAGCTGCCTGCCGGCGTCGTCAGTGATGACGATCTGGTTGAGCAGGTGCTGTTGGCACAGGCGGTGTTTGGCTCGCTGATGCAGGCCATTCACGACGCTCGCGCTGACGGCATTATCGACCGGATGGAGCACGGCCAGATTGAGCGGATCGGCACTCAGGTCGCAGAGCATGTGTTGGGGCTGATCAGTACCACGGCAGTCAACGTTCGGCAGTTGCCAACGAGCGCCAGCAAGTAGAAACAAGGCGGCCCCGCACTGCGTCAACAGTCGGGGCCATGGTTCAAGCATCCAAGCATCGAACGAGGATGTGAACATGGAAAATCATACGGATATCAAGCCCATTGGGCAAGAGTGGGATGCCGCGGAGCTGGACGAGATTAATGCGTGGTCTCGTGCTCACCCCCCTGTTAAATCGTGCGGGAGCTGCAATGGCACCACCCGGCGCAACGTGATCCCCGAGGTACTGCCGCGCCTGGTTGATGGTACCAGCGGCACCTTTCTGGTCTACGGCAGCTTGAAAAGCGGGCTCAAGATCCCGGTTACCCCCGAGCAGGCCCAGCGCCATCTGCAATGCCTGCTGCAGCATCTGCAGGAGGTTCGCCATGGGTGATGTAGTTAGACTGGCGGCCTCTGTGGCCGCCCCTATCAACAGGAAGGCGAGCAGCAACATGAGTGACAACCGTCGCAGTGGTTATGTGGTGTGCTGGCGTTCGTTGCTGCAAGCAGACTGGGCCCGCAATGCCACCAAGCTGGCAGCCTGGATGCGGTTGATTGGTCTGGCCGCCTACGAGACGGGCTGTTTGCGCTACAAGGGCCGTGACTGGCACTTGATGCGTGGCCAACTGGTGATCAGTGCCACCGAGCTTGGACAGCAGCTGTGTGACGAACGCGGCCGAGGTCTCGACAAGAAGGCTACAGAGCGCCTGCTTGGCTGGTTCGCCAAAGAGGGGATGCTCGAACTACGTGGTACCCCTTGGGGCACCATCATCGAGATCTGCAACTACGACGACTATCAGGCAGCCCTGCAGCCGTTTACCTCTAATTGCGAGTCATTCGCAACAGAGCAGTTTGAGGGCGCGACAAATGGGGCACCCATAGGGGTACACATCGGGGTGCCGACCGTCCCGCCCAAAGCCTTTGCTGATGCGGCCTTGAGTGGTGATGCTGTCGCGCCGACTGTCGCGCCTATCGGGGCCCCGACCGTCACGACAACAGAACAAGAAGTAAAAGAATCAGATAGTACAGAGGATCTTAAACAGATCTCTTGTCCGGTTTCTGACGAAACCGAACGAGACCAGAAGCGCAAGGTCACTCTGGTGGTGAGCTCTGAGGCAAAGGAGGTTCTGGCGCACTTCAACGCAGTAGCTGATCGCCGCTATCAGGCCAAGCCTACCGCCCTGCAGAACATCAATGCCCGCCTGGCTGATGGCTACTCGGTCGCAGACCTGCAGCTCGTAGTGGACTTCAAGACTGCTCACTGGGCTGCTGACCTGAAAATGAGCGAGTACCTTCGCCCGATGACTGTGTTTGCCCCGCAGAAGTTCGAGAGCTATCTGGCAGCGGCCAAGCGCTGGAACTCCATCGGCCGCCCGCGCTGTGTGAACGGCGAGTGGGAGGGCTACGAGCGCAAGCGCCCCATGTCAAACCTGGTCAATGCCCAGAAACAGGCCCAAGCCATCATGGCGAACTCAGGAGTCGGCTATGACGACAACACAATCCTCTGAGGTGGCTGTGCTGCACCGAGGCGCTCTGCAGGCCGAGCACGTTGCTGCAGATCCGCTGACCCTGTTTCTGGCAAACGAGCTGTTCCCGATGATGATCGCTTACTGGCCTGCCAATGCCAACCAGCTGGACAGCAACGCCACCGGCACTGCGAAGGCTTGGGCCCTGACCATCAAGGGGTTCCCTGTCGGCTTGGTGCGTGAAGCGGTGCTCAAGCTGGCTGATGATGCCGATCGGCAGTTCGCCCCGCGCCCTGCCGAGGTGAAGGCGCTGATGGCGAGCATGATGCAGGCCGCTCAGCCTACCGCTCAGACTGGGCAAACCATATCGATTCGGGCATGCGAGATGATCGCCGAGGTCAGGGTGCTGAAGCGCGAAGGCGCGGCACCAGCTGAACGGGTGGCGGCCGAGCTCGCCAGCCTGCAGACATCGCTGCATCAGCGCGGCGTCACAGTGACAGGGAGGATTTAGTGATGGCCAGTCAATTCAGTGAAGTCGCCGAGCGCGATGTGCGTGAAGCCCCATTTTGCCGGGTTGCCATCTATCCGCCGGTGCGCGGCTGGGTGGGGGAGCGAGTGCAGCTCGAGGTTGCAATTTCACCGGAGAAGTTCGGAGAGACTGAATACCTGACTGATACCGGTTATTACCTGGTGGTTGGTGACCCTGAAGAGGTGCGGGAAGAGGCGGAGCGCATCCGTGGCAAGGTTGTCGAGCTGGTGAGGGTGGGGTCATGATGCACTACTACGCCCAGCACACGGCAACCCGCGACTGGTATGCCCCGGTGCTGACTATCGAGGAGGTGGAGCGCACCAGGGAGGCCGGCATGCCCATCATGATCGCGATCTACCTGATCGGGAAATACGGATTTGAGTCGGTGGCCGAGCAGGCAGCCGATGTTGTCGGTGATGCGCTGACCCGCGCATCTGAACACACCACCACCGGGAGGGGGAGGAGCTGATGAGCCTTGGATGGATGTTTCTGATACTGGGACTGCTTTGGCTGGCGTTGCTGGCCATGTTGATGGTTATTGTTCGCCAGTGGATTGCAGAGGAAATTGGCCCCGAACTGGACGGGGACGGGCCAGATGATGAGCCGCGGTTGGTATCGACCTGCCGCGAGCTGAGCGAACTGGCGGCCAAGACCCGGGAGGCCAGTCATGGTTAAGGGTTTCTTCTTGGTGATGTACGTCTTTGTGGCGCTGTTTGTGCTGGCCCATGTGCCCTATGAGGGTGGGGTAGGGTGGCAGATGCTACAGGCGCCGGTGGTGTGGGTGATCACGGCGGGTTGGGTGATAGTGATGTTCCCACGTCAGATCGCCCGCCTGCTACTCGCACCACTGCGGGCCGTGCTGCTGGCGGTGGTGTGGTGCGGGACCCTGTTCCTGGCGTTGGCAAAGGCGGTTCTGGTGAAGCTGAACCGCATGAATCGCGATCTGGCCGAGGAGGCCCATCATGACTGTTAAACCGAAAGAGCTGAACGAGCAGGGGTTGATCGACCTGACAGGAGTGAAGGTCTATATCGCTGGGCCAATGACCGGTTTGCCGATGTTCAACCGGCCAGCCTTTTTCGCCGCCGAGGCGTATCTCCAGGCACAGGGGGCAGTGGTAATGAACCCAGCGATCTTGCCTGATGGGTTCAGTCATGACGCCTATATGCGGATCGCCATTCCTATGTTGATGGAGTGTGAGGCAGTTGCGTTTTTGCCGGGTTGGCAGCAGAGCAAGGGGGCGCGGCAGGAGTTCACAAGGGCTCACGCATTCGGGCTTGAGCTGCTGCAATTGGATTTTGCGGCCCTGGCTTGCGAGAAGATGGTCTGCCAACATCTGCCATTACTGGTGTAGGTCATATACCACCTTGAGCACCTAACAAACGGTGATTGTTACCTGTATAAATAAACAGTAATATTTGGGTCTACCCCTATCCATGACAATCGGGAGAGTGACATGCAGGTGTTGAGTTTTGACAGCGCTGAGTTTGGCAAGGTGCGGCTGATCCAGGAGGATGGGCGCGTGTTGTTCTGCGCTGTCGATGTGTGCAAGGCGTTGGGCTACAGCAATGCGCGGGATGCCGTGAAGCGCCATGTTGATGAGGGGGATGTCGTGAAACGCGACACCCCCACAACCAGCGGAGTTCAGGAGGTCTCTTTCCTCGATGAGGGTGGGGTCTATGCCCTGATCTTCGGTAGCAAGCTGCCGGCGGCCAAGGAGTTCAAGCGCTGGGTCACTGGTGAGGTGCTGCCATCTCTGCGCAAAGTAGGCCACTACCAGATGGCGCCCAGCCCCGCGGTCAATGTGGAGGCGGTGCAGGTAGAGTTGCTGTTTGCTGAGACTGCCGCCCGCATGCTGAACGTCAGCAACTCCGGCAAGCTGGGGATGCTGCAGACCATCCAGCGCCAGCACGGCCTGCCTAATCTGCTGCCGAGTTACGCGATTGATGCGCCGAGCGATGCCACCGATGGCAGTTCGCGGGCTACCTTCTCGGCAACCGAGGGGCTCAAGCAGCATGGGGTGACCATTGGGGTGCGCTACTTCAACGCCCTGCTGGAGTCGAAAGGGTTGATCGCCAAGATGACCCGCCCATCCTCCAAGACACCGGATAAGCAGAAGGAGTTCTGGTCGATCACCCCAGCTGGCCTGCGCTATGGCAAAAACATCGTGGATCCGCGCTGCCAGCGTGAGACGGCGCCGCACTGGTATCAGAGCCGGTTTGCCGATCTGCTGGCAAAGGTCGGGCTGGGGAAGGTGGCGGCATGAGCAGAATTGAATTCGCTGTATTTAGTGAATGAAAAAGGGGCTGGAGCCCCCTTAGTTATGTCTGTAGTTTGGCGCCTTATTGGCGCTAAATAGTACGACTTGCGCAGTCACAGACAGGAATTGGGAACATCCTTCCTGACCGAGAGCGAATAATCTTTCCGTTCTTTGTGAAGTAGGGACGGAAGATGATGGAGCAATGGTTACCGCATTTCGAACAAATACCAGTGGCCATAAGGATTATCCTCAGATTAGCCGTCAATCCTGTAAACCCATACAGGATTGCCATTTTCAAGGAGAACCGCTAATCTGAGGGTGCGAATCTGAGATAAGCGGATGGGTTATCCCCCGTTGTCTTCGGAGCTTTGTGCGCTAACACTCAGCTCCATCCAAGGCCCTGTTCATACAACAGGGCTTTTTATTTTGCAAAATCAAAACTCAGCTGCTGAATGTTGAATCCCAGCAAGGTGAGCACATGCTCTGCAAACTGGTCTGCCTGCCACTCTGCATCTTCAATTTCCTCCGGAGGTTTCGGAGAGAAGTGCAGCATCGGCTTATGCCCAAGCAGAAGGTGGCCCAATTCATGGAACATGATAGAGAGCGAATCCTGATCCCGGTGGCAAGCAAGCTCATAAGTGCTCTGAGGAACACTGATCGTCATTGTGTCGGGATCGAAATGGCCTCTGGTGAGGTTATGTGTATCTTGTGCCCACTGTTCATCATCGACGACGTTTAAAGTGATGTTGTATTCCACAAGGGATTCGAAGAACTTATCGAAACGTTTGTATTTTTTGCCAATTTTAACTGCCCCGCAAAAGCCTTTTGCGAGGACTTCAATGCTGCGAGAAGACATTGGTAAAACTCTATTGCCACGCATCATGTAAGGCTGAGGGTCGTTCATTTATCACCTTTGTTCATTTGCTCGAGCAGTTCAGCAAAACGGGCCAGTTGCTCTGTTGTAAAGGGGGACTTGGCGAACCCTGCTACTAGCATCTTTTGTTGTGCAGAGAGGCCTTCCAGTCCTACGGATTCGTTAGATACTGCCGCGAGTTCTTCCAATTTGGGTACTGGGTAGCCCTTGTCTTCCAGGTATGTGCTGATTTTGCTAACCCATTCTTTGGAAACTTTTTTACTCCCAGTTTCAAGCCCGCTCAAAAATGACGATGACACGTTAAGTGCATTTGCCATAGTGAGAAGCGTTTCTCCAATCTGGATTCTCGCCATGCGGACGGCTTTGCCGAACTCAGTGAGAGCCATGGTGCATTCCTTAGTTGTGGTGGGGGTTACATCTATTTTGAACTTTATCCTACCTTATACAGGATTTCAACCTTTTTGGTGAATTTCCGTTTCGAAATTTAAAAATAATTTCATGTAATCTACCTGTAAGAGCTTGATGGTTCCCTGCACAACTTCATGGACAGCAACTGACTGGTTGTGCTGGAGGAATCTGGTCATGAAGCGTGGCTTCCTGGAGGGACCGTCTGAGGGTATAATTGGATAAGCAGGCGGCTCTCCTTGTATGGCGGTGTCGTCTCGGTCTGGCGAGTCGTGCAGATGTTGCCAAGGCCATCACTCAACAGCCAGCGGAGTACCAGGAGTATTTTCGCGATCGGCTGAACCACTACCGTGAGGTAAAGGGGTCACATGAATAGTAAATTCACCAGCCGCAGTGCTGCCAGAGCGCAGCACCTCCAGCAGCAGGCCAGCAACCCAGCTGGTGCCGCCATCAACGCCAGCGCCGAGCTGTTCCGCACTATCGACACATCCTGCCCGGGATTGACAGCCGCCGAGGCTGCCCGTCGCGTTATCGCCTCCGAATCAGCCACCCTGCGCCGTAGCGCCAGCTATCAGCTGCTCGCTCGCCTTGGCCCGTTGCTCGACAAGCTCGAGATGGTAGAGAAGCTGGGATGACCCCGACCCATCCGGTCTTTGTACCTGAGATGGGGATGGTGTTGCTGGCGGTAGGGGATGGGTTGGCCAGGCTGCGCGCATCCCTTGGCAATCGTCCGGCAATGCTGGTACCCGCCACAGAGAGGGGCGATCTGCTGGCTCAGTTCCCCGAGCTGGCCAGCTCGCTGCTTCACCCCGATATCGTCAAGGCTGCCGGTGGCGAACTGGCCTTACGCAGCGTGGGCCAGTGCCTGATCGGCGAGGGGTGTGTTGGCGAGACAGTCACCACCGAGATGGGTGGGCTGCCGCTCCCTCTGTGCTGGCACCACGATAACGAGTATCGGGATGGTCAGTTGCCATTCAACCCAGCCAAGCATTCCACTGCCATTGCGCGGGCGCTGCTGACTCGGGTTGCCGGGTGGTGCGGGGTTCAGCTTGCCCAGTTGCAGGCACGAGATCTCTGTTGGTGGGCCAGCGTTTACAAGGTGCAGGGGCATCTGCCGATCGTGGTGGTGCGCCACGCCTGCCGTTTGCCGCCACTGGAGCCTGAGCTGGTGCTGGTGCCAGGGCGCGGTTATCGGGAGACCGATGCCCGCTATCGGGTGAACCAGGATGCCCTGCTGGAGCAGGACCCTCTGGCTGAGTTGCGGCTCAAGATCCGCGCCAAGCAGGCTGTGAAGGCCATCGACCCTGATCCGCCGATGCTGCACATCCCCCGCCCCAAGATGAAGCGCTGGGAGTCAGCAAACTATCTGGCGTTCGTGCGCCAGCTGCCCTGCGTGGTGACAGGCCAGACCGAAGGGGTAGAGGCGCACCATGCGATCGGGCACGGCCTAAGCGTGATGGGCAGTAAGGCAAACGATCTGATGACCTTTCCGCTTAGTCACGATGCGCACATGGAATTGCACAACAAGGGTTGGCAGGAGTGGGAGCGTACCCACGGCAGCCAGCTGGTTCACGTCGCGATGACGTTAAACAAGGCCGCTGGCCTGGGAGTGTTTGGATGACGCCTTACAGTGGGAACAAGCCGGTAAAGGGCAGGGCACGGCCACGGCCGGTGCCAGGCAAGATGAACCAGACAGAGCAGGCCTATGCCGATCACCTGCGCCTGTTGATGCTGGCTGGGGAGATCCTCTCTTATGAGTTCGAGCCGCTCAAGCTGAAGCTGGCCGATAAGACCTTCTACACCCCTGACTTCATGGTGGTGGGCAAGGATGGCTTGATCGAGCTGCACGAGGTGAAGGGGTTCTGGGAGGATGACGCCCGGGTCAAGATCAAGGTGGCGGCCAAGCAGCACTGGATGTTCACCTTCTTCGGGGTACAGCGCAAAGGCGCCAACTGGTCATTGGAGGCATTCTGATGCGGCTTGAATATGCACTTTCAATCGGGGAGCCGCGTTCAGTGATGCTGCAGGCTATTCAGTCGCGCTCTACCGGTCCTTCTCACCTCACCCAGGCAGATGTGCTTGGGGCGCTTGGGCTGGTGCAGAAATATGAGGGCGTGGGGCTGGCGCTGATGATGGCCCGCTACACAAAAGAAAAGGCCAGTTATCGCAAGGCGGTGATCGGGGTGATGGCACACTGCAGCAAGCAGGCCCCCAAGTATGTGGGCACCATCAAGTCACGAGGTCATGCCATGGCCCTGAAAACCATTGCTGCACTGGCTGTTGAACACTATTGCCGCACCGCAGATACTCCGAATGCCGCTTGTCAGTGCAAGGGGAGGGGGAATGTCCGGGATATGGAAGCCTCCCGATTGCACGGCAAGCCCATAGACAAGGTTTGTCCACGTTGTGGCGGTACCGGCCTGCGACCTATTCCAGGCACGCAGATCCGACGAGCTATAGAGCCACGACTTGGTACCCTGAGCCGTGGTGAGTGGGAGCGGCAGTGGTACCAGTTCTATCAAGCAGTGTTAGCCTGGTGTCATGTGCAGGAGAGTGAGGTGGAAGCTTTCTACAAGCGAGTGACGACAGTGTGATGTTGGCCATCTATGACTTACCATGATAGATGCTTAAATTTCCTTAATTAAATGGTGATAGTTTAACCAGCGTGGAGATTCAAGCGAATGCGTCTAGACATCAGATTAAGCTGGTAATATTATGATTTAAAAGTTATTTTTCCGTAGAGAGCTTGAGAGGACGAAGTTATACGGAAGTAACTGCCAATGGATTAATACCGGTCGATAATATTATCGTAAATGTTTTTTATGAAGTTGTGAGGGTGGTATTATTGGTTTGTAGAGGTGGAATAGATAATAACGATGCGGTTAAGCATGACCCCCAATATTTGGTCTTTTTAGTTTAAGGTTTGGATTCTTTTTTACGGTGAATTTTTTTAGTCTTGGTGTAGCCTTACAGGAAGTTAGATATGGGTTTTATAGGTTTTTTAAAAGGCTTGTTTCGTTCCAATTCTCAATTTGAAAATATTGTGGAGACGGGCGCTAATGCAGTACTGATAGCAGATGAACCAGTCTCAGAGTCCGAATTTTCCGGAACCGACCTAGTTTTTCGATTAGCGAAAAAAACTGACCTACATTTCATTTGTTCTTTAATTACAAGCGAAGCGAAAAATGGGCATTTTAGTTCACAATTTCTTTGTGCAGGTGCAGTTGACGGTCTTCGTGAGCAGATTTTATCTACTATTGCAAATAGCAAAATGCCTGTCAATAAAGGGAAGTTCAAGGTAGCAAAACTTCATGTTCTTGCTACGAAAACGAACCCGATAGGATTTATGTGGATCACAAAATCAAAGTACGAGCATATCAATGGATGGGAGCTTTATATGTGTGCTCTTCAGCCTTCAGCTCGAGAAAAAGGGCTCGGAAGGTTGATAGTCAAGCATTCTCTTAACGTGATTAACGGCAATAAGCCAGTGTTTGTCCGCCTTTACCCAAAATCATTGGTTATGAAGAATATTTTAGAATCCCTTGGATTTCATTCTCGTAAAACAAAAGCAAGCACATTACTTTACGTATCTTATAAGAGGCGATAGGAAATTGATTGAACGGGAAAAAGATGTCCAAAGGTGGTCATTGATTTCCTGACTGTGGCGGATATTATGGTTCGTATGTACATAGACCTTTATGATTAATATCACTCTCAACATCATAATGCGTGGCAAGTTCTAACATGTCCCTGGTGGGAATTGCTGGATGGAGGACGTTGAAGCATGGGCTCCAGCCGTTTAAGTGAGAGGAAAAGCAGACTGTGAACGAAGTACTCCCTAAGGGACTCTCCTTTCAAGCATCAAAAGACCAGTGGAAAGCCCAGCACAAAGGCCAGATATATACATACAGTAGGGCCAGATACGGAGATGGGGCCAAGGATCTGGCCCAGAGAGCTCTAGAGCTAATGCAAGCCGGGACTTTTGACCCTGTAGCCGATGATCTGCTATTCAAACAGTCATGGAAGATGGATGACGTAGCCAGACAGCTTGGACTGTCTCTGGGGCAGCTCCGGCAGTGGATGCTGACAGGCATAGTAAACGGAAAGGAAATCCGGCCCCCCAAGCGGGACGTTAGAGGTGTAGACCGGATAACCGGTTATGAACTGATGATGGCACAAGAGCGCTTGCTACTTGAATAAAAGGAATGGTCATGGCTGAACGTATTGGATACGCAGTTTATAGCGAGATAGAAGGTGGCTATCTGTCCACCGCATCCCCAAGCAATTACCTCTGGGATCCTTCTGCAGCAATCATGTATGAGAATGCGGCTAAGGCGTGGGCGTCAGCGAACCGCCGCGGTCCCAAGTATGCGGTCGCAGTTGCCATCGTGCGTGATGAAAGCGGAAAGTTGCAACATGAAGAATTGCCTTTTCCAATGAAGGCAGCTCCTGGTAGTTGGATCGTGCGCATCGAGGATACCGGATTACCAATGGGTCCCCTCTATGTCACAAGCCTGAGCCGAGATGGAAAAACTCGTGCTTCCACAGAAATTCGTGATGCTAGAGGTTTTAGCCATGAGCAAGCTCTTGAGTTAGCGGCCCAACTCCAAAGTATGCCGAATCGTACCGCCAAAGTTGAGCAAGTATCGGTTTAAGGGGGGTGTGCTGGCCCATTGCCTACTGTATCGACTATCTTGATTCTCATATGAATCAAGTAGGTGAGGTCGCATGGATAGCAAATGGAAATGGCTGGCGTTGAAAGTCGCAAGGTGGGCTTTCAAGCATGGTGAGTTCTTTGACCTTTACGATGTGTCATATCTGCTTGGGATACCGACCAGCGATGCGGGTAAAGTGGTTCTCTATCTGAGGTCATTGCGCTGGGTGGAAAAACTGGCCGAGACTCGGCGTTGTAAGCCGGAACCAGGGCGAATGGCACGTCGCCGGGTCTTTCTCAAGGTTCTGGCCATTTATCCGGAGCCAGTAAAGCCAAAGGCTCCGGTGCAGGATGAAAGCGCTCTTACTTAATGCCAAACAAGATCAGCAACTATGTGAAGACGGTGGGTATTTCTCTGACACTTGTGGTGTATCGGGGGCTGAGCTGTTCCCGTTTCATCATCCACTCCGTAGTGTCCCGGCCCTTGGTGGCAAAGTAAACCTTGCCCAACCGTCCCTGATTGATCTGGTCAATCACCTTCATCAGTGCCTCGCTACGGGGATCCTGCTGCTGGTCAGCGAACAGGTCACCCTGGTACATGCTGGTCGGGGTGAAATCGGCCAACATGACGCCCCCCTTCATATAGCGGACACCATCTCGCCAGATCCGGCGCAGCAGCGGCTCAACCAGGGCCAGTAGGTCACGGGTGTCTGCGGTGGAGGCCTGCAACCGAGTCGATATCTGGTTGCCATAATAAGTCTCCTGCTCCGAGAAGGGGCTGCTCCTTATAAAGAGGGTGATGTGGCGGCACCGTTGCCCCTCGGCACGCAGCTTCTCTGCGGCCCGCTCCATGTAGCCGGCAAGGGCCTGGTGCATGGCGCCGATTTGAGTGATGCGTTCCCCGAAGCTCCTGCTGCAGATGATCTGCTGTTTGGCCTGCACAAGCTGCTCGAGGTCAGCACAGGGGATCCCCCGCAGCTCCTGCACAGTTCGCTCGACGACGACCCCATATCTCCTCCGCAGGATCTTGGCATCTGCCGACACCAGCTCTGCCACAGTGCGGATCCCCTGTGATTCCAGTTTTGCTGTCAGCCGCCGGCCAATTCCCCATATTTCTTCAACCGGAGTAATGGCCATCAGCCTGGCTCGTCTTGCCTCATCGCGCAGGTCAACCACTCCGACGGTGGCAGGCCACTTCTTGGCTGCGTAGTTCGCCAGTTTTGCCAGCGTTTTTGTCGGCCCAATCCCGACCCCTACCGTGAGGCCAGTCCACTGTTGCACCCGTTCACGGATCTGACGGCCGTATGCTGTGAGCTCACCTGCCCATGATTCGCTGAGCTCGATAAAGGCCTCATCGATGCTGTAAACCTCTACCGCTGGAGCCATACCTTCCAGGGTCGTCATGACCCGTTGCGACATGTCTCCATAGAGGGCGTAGTTGCTGGAGAACCAGACGCCGCCCATGGCTTCAAAGAACTGGCGGATCTGGAAGTAGGGAACTCCCATCTTGATCCCCAGCGCTTTCGCCTCTGCCGAGCGGGCCACAATGCACCCATCATTATTAGAGAGCACCACGATAGGTCGCCCCTTCAGGTCTGGCCGGAACAGGCGCTCGCAGGAGGCGTAGAAGTTGTTCACATCTACCAGGGCAATAGCCTTCGGCATGGTTTACCCCAGCTTGGTCTTGTGGAGTACGAAGGTGACGATGCCGAATATCTCCAGCTCCTGGCCTTCCTGCAGGGTGATCGGTGGGAAATCTGGGTTGGCAGGGAGCAGGGCTGGGAATGGGCGCTCTTGTAGCCGCTTGACGGTGAACTCCCCATCGAGGCATGCCAGCACGATTGCGCCATGGCTGGCTTTGAGTGCCCTATCTACGATGAGCAAGTCCCCGTCATTGATGCCAGCTTGCACCATGCTATGCCCACTGGCCCGGACATAGAAGGTCGCCGCGGGGTGCTCAATGCAGAGCTGGTTCAGGTCGATGGTTTGTTCGATGTAGTCCTGTGCCGGACTGGGAAAGCCGCAAACGACAGGCGATAGAAAAAGAGGCAGCTCAAGACTGTCCGGAGTTGGTTGTGGGATGGCAAACATGGTCACTCGCTTGTTACTGTTTTTTTATACAGTATAGCAATGTTGTTCAGTAATCGCAGCAGGTGTCTGTTGGATTGCATGATGTTTGGTTGTGTCGGACCGACAGAATCGGGGGCTGTGGGTTAGCTTCACCATCAGCATGGTCGAAATTGGTCAATACCAGTCTGAGACTTGTTCCGTTGATAATCCAAGGTGACACAAGCGCGGGATAATATTTTTAGGCTATTTTGTAGCCTCTTGTTGGCTCATTACATGATCCAGGCCAAGTTTATACCGATTTATACTTTCTTTATTTCATTCAGTCTTTATTATATTCAGTCTGTAATAAATTCTATATGCGAAATTGTAAGTGTTTTTATTGCATGGACCATTCGATGTAAAGTAGCAATCAAGAATTTGTTAGGCTGGATAATAGTTGATTTTTATAGTGGGAGTATTAAAGTCGTTTTTTATTACTGTGGTTGAATGACATTTTCTTTAGTTTCGATTTTTCTGTGGTGAAATATGAACTTTAATCAAAGATTTAAGTGTGAAACGTGTGATAATATAGTTGATTGTCGAATAGGAATGTCCAATAGGGATGTTCAACCAATTAGGTTTTGTTGTCCTAGTTGTGGTGAGGCAATTTATATTCATATAGAGCATGGAAAAGGAGTGAAGGTAAAAGGAGCTGCGCTAGTTGAGTTTGATGGCCCATTTAATAACGAGTATCCATTTGTAGATTTACATCTAGACTTTCCTGTTACTTTTGGTGAATATGTGATGGGGCATACTCCATTCATGAAAGCCATTCGAAGGATTGGGCATGATAATTTTAAAATTCATAATGCTCGATTAACTGCATTAAATGTTCTTCACTCAAAAACACGTGAATTAGAGCGAGTATTTAGGTTATATTCAAAGAACGTAGGATTATTCGGACAGCTATGTGAGAAAGAGTTCGGGGTAGAGTTGCGTTCAGAAAAAGCTCAAGATGTAAATTTGGCACTGTATCACGTTATTGCGATAGTATTTTTTCCGTTTTCCAAGCCAAATGAGAATGCTGAGTCGGTTAAGATACACATGAAAGGGCTTCATGATGCTCTGTCTGCCGATAAGAAAATGCTGGACCAGTTTTTTGAAAAAATAATCGAGACTTCATTCTTAAAAAACATACAGCATGATTGCCTTGAAATATATCCTCAAATATTGTCGGGGGAATTGGCATTCAGGCCAGCTTTGTTTTTAGATTTTGATCCTGCTTATGGGACTGAACTTGTTGCATTTAGAGTTTCGACTGATGATTTTCAGAAATATAAAGATTTGTATAAGGATATTTCAGAGATATTATCTCGGCAGCTAATATTGGTTGCGGGGATTAACAATATAATTCATCGTCAAGACTTCAATAAATTTAAAGATACAGGAAAAAATACACTTAAATCTCTAGACGATTTTGCGAACTTACCATATGGTTTGAAACTAAATCACTTGGATGATTGCTGGTATAGCATTGAAGAGGATGCAATAAATAACCAGCTAAGAAACTCAATTGCACATGTTAAAGCTGAGTATGATGATGTAACGCAAGTCATTACATATTACCCAAAGAAAGAAGGGATAAAACAAGAAAAGGCAGAGCAAATGTATTTCATAGACTTCATGAGGAAAATACTAGTTTCATATCGTGAAATGCACAGATTGCATCATTTGATTAAATGTATGTTTAATTATGAGTATTTGATTCGAAAAGCAGCATGAGATTAATGTGTATTGCCAAAAAATTCATATTAATGACATGAATTTAGTTCATGGTTTTTATTATATTCGGTTTAATCATGCATTGACAACACTTTACAATTTTTGCTAGATTGCCATCCTAATGATGGAGGACTGCGCCTTAATGGGTTCAGTCCTTTTTTCATTGCACGAAAAACAAAGCCCGCACAGTAATGTGGCGGGCTTTTTTGTTGCCTGAGAGATAGTGGCGACCTAGTGGTGCTTGCAACGCCACCAGGCCACCTAGCCACATGCACTAGGTCACGGGCTAAGCCAAGGCCACCATTGCTCTGCAGAGCGGGGTGAGCTTATCACGCTTAAGGACCCCTGATCATATGTACGAATTGCGATGCGGCCATTGCGGCAAGAAATTGGCAAATTTTGTGGGGCAGATCGACATTAAGTGTCCCCGTTGTAAGGCCATCAACAATGCGAGTGCCTCTGAGCCCCTGCTTGGAGGTAGTCATGGAAAAACAATTACAGGACGGGTGGGTGAGGTTGGTGAACGCGGACTCGCTGGAGTTTATCAAGACGTTGCCGGCGGCAAGCGTTGATCTGATTGCGACTGACCCGCCCTATTTCGGGGTGAAGCAGGAAGCGTGGGACAACCAGTGGGAGAGTGGGGTCGAGTTTTTGGCCTGGCTCGATGCCTTCCTGGTGGAGTTCCGGCGGGTGCTTAAGCCCAATGGCTCTGTGTACCTGTTCTGCTCACCGCGGATGAATGCTGACGTGGAGATGCTGATCCGGGATCGCTTCCGGGTGTTGAACCATATCGTGTGGGCTAAGCCATCAGGAGTCTGGAACCGGATGCGGAAGGCCGATATGCGAGCGTTCTGGCCGGCGAGCGAGCGGATCATCTTTGCTGAGCAGGTGGGGGCGGAGGGTAGTGCCAAGGCGGGATCGGGTTATGCGAAGGCATGCCATGATCTGCGCCGCCAGGTGTTTGCCCCGCTGATTGAGTATTTCCGCCATGCCCGGGAGGTGGCTGGTGTCAGTGCTGCCGATATCAACCGGGTAATCGGTACCAAGATGGCTGGCCATTGGTTTGGTGCCAGCCAGTGGCAGTTGCCGAGCCGAGAGCAGTATGTCCAGTTGCAGGCGCTGTTTGCCGAGCGGGGCAGGGCACTTGGGCAGGATTATGCCGGGTTGAGTGAGACCTATCAGGGTTTGCACCAGACCTACAGCCATCTGGTGGCATCCTATGACGAGTTGCGAGCGGAGTATGAGCAGTTGCGCCGGCCGTTCTCTGTCACCCAGGATGTGCCGTTTACCGATGTGTGGATGTATCCATCGGTGCAGGCTTACCCGGGTAAGCACCCATGCGAGAAGCCATTGGCCATGATGGAGCACATCATCCGGACCAGCAGTCGTCCTGGTGATGTGGTGGCGGATTTCTTTATGGGGTCAGGCACTACCGGCAAAGCGGCGATCAGGTTGGGGCGGCGGTTTATCGGGGTGGAGCTTGAGAGGCCGCGGTACCTGCAGACCTGTGCGGAGGTGGAGGCGTTGATAGGCGCGGGTAAGTAGCGTTAAGAGGCTGCCTGCCGACGGGGACGTGTCGGCAGGTAGCGCAATTATTGAATTTCATGTACCGCTAACCAGTTGATGAGCTTGTTGTTGAAGGCATCTGAATCAAGAGCATGGTGCGCTCTACGATGGCAATTTGGGCACAATGCGATCACATTTACTGGATGGTCAGGTCCACCATCTGAAAGCCGAAATACATGATGAACCTCCAGAAACGGGCCCTTCTTACTGAGAAATGGGGCTGGTTGTGTGCAACCTTCGCAATTGCCGTTAGATCTTGCAAGGGCATAGCGCTTAATGGCTTCAGAACGTAACGCTACATTGGTTACCTTTTGTTGTTGAGTGGCATTACTCGGCGCATCCGTCAGCGCAAGAGCTCTGAGCTGTGCCAAAGAGAGTTTGGATGGTAGCTTCTGGAGTGCTGTGTAGCTGGCATGTGGTGTTTGAATTTGGTTCCCATTTTGTATGACAGCGAGAAACCCAAGGTGGAAGATGATTGCCACTCTTGGAACCCCATTACGGTCTGGTCGTAGTTCAGTATGATGTCCTAAACATTCGACTTCACCGAGAAAACGAACATTGTTGTCTGGCTGATATTCGAACAGAAGAATGATCTTGCCATGTGCGGCATGACTGGCAATGGCTTCGTTCCCACGAACCATTTGCATATCGCCCGTTTGCCCTTCACCCGTGTACCAGAACGTTCCATCTGGTCCTGGCTTGTCGTGATATCCATATGCAGCTCCAGAATCGCTGGTAAAGGCAAAAATATAGGGCACTGAGGCCGGTGTGGATATCCCGCCTTGTTGCTGTCCCTTGAAGGGCCCATGGATATTAAGTCGTCTGTTGTAAATGCCACCGATGATGAATGGATGAGTTGGGACTATCACGTGGATTGCTCTCAGGCTGCTTAGTGAAGGATCTGATTTATCAGATATTTTTACTGAGGTTACGTGAAGCTGAACGTAGATAGCAAGCCGGAAAGTTGTCAATTGTGACTTGCCATGGTAAAGCGGCGCTCATGTTGGGGCGGCGGTTTATTGGTGTGTAGCTTGAGAGACCGCGGTGCCTACAGACGTGTAGCGAACCAGACAAATTAGTGACTAAAGAACGAGCATGTATAGGGTATTAATAATTCAAGAGAGGGCCGCAGGCCCTCTCTTGCTATATACCTTGTTGCTAAGTGTAAACCGCACTGGTTGTATTTCTTGCATCTACCACGGTGCAAGGCTCGTTGCGGCCAATCTTTATGGTCTTCACAACTAGCTTATGGGGTAATCCTCCTAAAATCAGCAATCATTTGCACCCCAGGCAAATGAACTACCACCACCCTAACAGGTTACGGCCGGTCAGTGCACCCCAGACAAGGGCATTCAGTGAAAGCGAGATAAAAACAGCGGCAGAGCCCATGTCTTTCGCCCTGCCAGACAGTTCATGATGCTCAGAGCCAATTCGATCAACGACCGCTTCAACTGCAGAGTTGAGGATTTCCACAATAACGACCAACCAGCTGATGATTATCAGCAGTAAAATCTGGTTAAGTCCGTCGCCAACGAAAAATGCCAGTGGCATCAGTAGCAAAATGAGCAATAGCTCTTGGCGAAACGCTGCTTCATGTCGCCAGGCAGATGACAACCCTTTCATGCTGTAGTTGGTTGCATGAATGATGCGGGTGATCCCTGTTGCACCTGGTTTAGCCATTTCGTCTTCCTCTCTCGAATTTTAAATATTGCAAATAAAGAGGGGCACTCGAGTGCCCCAGATAAGGTTTATTGCACTGTCCGGCACTGGCTGAAGATATCCAGTCCTTGGTCATAGACCGCCGTATTTACATCCCAGATCCCCAGCACAGATGAAAAAATGTTGTCGTGGGAATAACGGGTATCAGCCGCTTTATTCTGCAGGCAATTAATATCAAGCCCTTTCTCTTTGGAGAAACCGGGCGACATCCATACCTGCATCGGCACTCGGGTCTGGTCATCGGGAGCAAATTTATATGGCGTACCGTGCAGATACAGCCCCAAGGCACCCAGGGACTCACCGTGATCAGAGACATAGATAAGTGCAGTGTTGTACTTATCTTCATACTTTTTCAGCTTGGCAATCATCTCTGCAATGACAAAGTCGGTGTAACGGATCGTGTTGTCATAGGTATTAACCAGTTCTTCATCCGTGCAGTTTTCGATATCGCTGCGAGTGCAGTCAGGTAAGAATTGTCGATGAGTATCTGGGTAGCGTTTGTAATATGTCGGACCATGGCTACCGATCAGGTGGAAGCCAACCAGCTTGTCCCCTTTCATTTGTGCCACTTCATCATCGAGGTTTTGCAATACCACCTCGTCATAGCAGGTGTTTTTATCGCAGAACTGTGGGTGATCTTTCGGTTGGATTTCGATATTTTGCACCCGGTCACATACTCCCTTGCAACCACCATCGTTTTCTTTCCAGAAAACTGATACCCCGGTCTTCTGCAACACATCCAGTAGCCCTTCGCTATTGCGAGCTCGACTGTCGTCATACTCCTTACGGCCCATGTTGGAGAACATGCAAGGCACAGATACAGCGGTCGCGGTACCACATGAACGAACATCATTGAAAGAGATCACATCACCACTCTTGCTGGTGAAGGCATTGGTCTCTTTTTCATAGCCGTTCATTGAGAAGTTCTTACCACGAGCGGTCTCCCCGACCACCAGGAACATCAGAGTCGGCTTGTCCTCTTTTGCAACCCGAGTGGCATCATCTCCGAGAGTGCTAAAGGGAACAGGCTCAGCCATGTAACGCTTATACAGATACTTGGTCGTACTGTAGACAAAATTTGCAGGGACGATTTCACGATTAAGGGTCTGATTGTTGCGTCCAACCGAGGCATAGTCTTGATAGTAGAACGCGGCAATAACACCAATGACAGCGAGCGAGGCCAACATGGAGAATCCGCGCTGGAAGAGCCCCCTATACCATGTATTGGGATACTCAATTTTCACGAAAAACAGCAATGCCGCAGGAACAACACCTGCTAGCAGAACCCAGGCAATTATCGGTAGGTTGATATACGCATAAGCTTCGCTCTGGTTGGTCTCGAAGATATTCTGGATCATGTCCCGATCAAACAGGACGCGGTACTTCATCATGGTGTAGCTGACGATAGAGCCAGTGATAAAGAGAAACGCGAAGAATGGTTTGATCAGATAACGTACTGAAAAGGGCATAAAGACGAAGTTAAGTGCTGCGACCAGCAGGATGGGTATTGATATCGCAAACCCTAGTTTGAAGTGCTCCAGATTGGCGAGGATGTCATAAAAGTGGAGCAATACGGGCCAATTTTGCAGAAAGGCAAACACTAGCGCCAACAATAAAATAAATGGAACAACTTTTATTTTAACAACTGAAGGCATGACTTCTTCCTTAAATATATTTCAAATATTAAACTTTATTTGCATTCCATTACAGCATGGGGATGGTAACAGCTTCGGATGAGTAAGGTTTACAGATCGTTTGTAAAGATATGTAAAGTTGTGACCTTTATCAATAACCAGGCCTTTGATGCAAGATAGCACTTGAGGCTTAAGGAAAAATTAAGAGGAGGTTGATGCTCAAATGGTTGAAATTTGGTCATAAAGCGTATTGTTGACAACATTTACCAGGCTTAAGCATTTCTTAAGAAAACACTGACATGCTGTATTGGACGGATCTTCGTCGAACCACAGGATGGGTGGGCTATGCATCACAGTGTCAGCTCTTCAGTCAGCAAAGTGCCAGAGATCACTTTGGCATTCTGGATTATCAAAATATTGGCAACAACGCTGGGGGAAACCGGTGGAGATGCTGTCTCCATGTCGATGGATCTTGGTTATCTGCTGAGTACCGGGATCTTTGCAGTTATCTTTTTTATCGCTGTGAGTGCTCAAATTTCAGCCAGGAGCTATCACCCCGCACTGTATTGGACCACCATCATTGCGACCACGACAGTCGGAACAACATTGGCTGATTTCGCAGATCGTTCTTTGGGGTTGGGTTATGCAGGGGGGACAACCTTGTTGTTCACCCTGCTAATGGGCTCTTTTTATGTCTGGTATAAATTTCAGGGAACCGTATCTACTGGCGATGTCAGTTCACCGCGAACAGAGATGTTTTACTGGATCACCATCATGTTCTCCCAAACTTTGGGCACAGCATTAGGAGATTGGGTCGCTGATGATGGTGGATTTGGCTACACCGGTAGCATGATCCTGTTTGGTGCCATATTGCTGGCCATAGTCGCAACTTATTTTTTGACCTCAGTATCTCGCACTTTGTTGTTCTGGGCTGCGTTTATCATGACCCGGCCATTAGGCGCTGTAGTAGGCGATTTTCTGGATAAACCACTTAAAAGCGGTGGGTTAGAATTGAGCCGATATTCAGCATCTTTTAGTTTGTTGGCTGCCATCGTAGTGCTTGTATATCTATCGACACTTAGAAATAGAATCACAGAGCCGCAAAAATTGGATATGGAATAATTTAATGGTGGCACAAGCAACACTGAAAGTTGCTTGTGCCATATTGCAATGGCGTGGAGAAAGTTATGAACAATAATGAAATCAAAGTCTGGGATCTTGTAGTTAGGTTTTTTCACTGGGCGACCGTCGTACTATGTGTGCTCAATCTCTTTATTCTCGAAGAGGGGCATCGTAACCATCGTTATGTCGGCTATACCTTGTCTGGATTGTTGGTGATCCGAATTGTTTGGGGTTTTTTTGGTTCTTATTACGCAAAATTTTCTCAGTGGTTTCCCACTCCAGCCCGTATAACTGGTTACGTCCAAGCGAGCATGAAAGGTGAGCACCCCTATCACGCAGGACATAACCCTATGGGCTCCTTGATGATTATCTTGTTACTGACCTGTTTGGTTGGTACCGCTGTTACCGGGATTCTGACTAACTATGAGGATCTGTTTGGTGATGAGGTAATGGAAGGCATCCATGAGTTTTTTGCCAAAGCGTTGCAGATAGCGATTTTCGTGCATGTATTAGCTGTCATTGCGATTGACCGATTGACTCACGGTGACTTAATTCGGGCGATGATTACTGGCAAGAAACGTGTGCCATCTGGTGTAGATGTTGTCGATAAATGTTAAAGTGGATTTCATACAGCAAAGAGCGGCTTTCCCGCTCTTTTTATTTCTCTGTTTCTTCCTGGTCGGTTTATCGAAATTGTTGATCGGTTCGGTGCCGCCAGGTTTGGTGCGTTTGGTAATATTACCAGCTGACCAAAAGCATGATGGCCACCAAGTTTCATGGTCAACCCAATTTGGTTACATCTAGAACTTTATGCTCGACTTGATAGTCAATGGCCTGAATTCGTGATGATCCCGCCTCGTCATTTCATCAGTACCGCAGCCAATGTCGGGTTCTCACAAGATGCTGATCAACTCATGCTCGATATGGCGGCCAAAGCAAAGACGGTTATTATCAGCGTGGCTGCCGATCTGCTAGCCGGTTTCCCTGAGCATATTAGCAGTGCCATCTTAAATAGGATGTCCAGCCAAGCAGCAAGGTTCATGGTGAGGTAAGCACATGAGGTTCGGTGAAAGAATCGAGTTGACCCTGATGAACAGCGAGAGATGGCCTAAATGGCCAGTACACAAAGACAAAGGCAACTTATCCGGCAGTATGCATCGAAGTAGCTCCTATTCATTAGCGGTGCGGGGATCTGTCGTTGCAAAGTATAGAAATATTGTCTTGGACAATCACCTGCAGTTTTTGCTAACGTTGCCATCTAATGATGGAGGACTGCACCTGAACGGGTGCGGTCCTTTTTATATTCTACGTTTAAACCTCTGCCTTGCAGGGGTTTTTTCGTTTATGGGGGGCGGATGAGCAAAGAGGAAAGCATAACCACCGTGGCAGCCCTTGGTGGCACCGCAGTGAAGTCCGGGCCTCCGGTTTTAGTATCCAGCATGACGCTTGCCGGCTACTCGCTCAATGACTGGGTGCTGGTGGCTACGCTCTTGTGGATTGTGGTCCAGATGGGCTGGTTCTTGTGGCAAAACATCCTTCGTCCCCGTTCTGGGCATGGGGGTGAGTGATGAGCAAGGTTCGCATTGCCATTGCTGCATTGACGCTCAGTGCGGCCGGGTTTGTGGGGATCTTGAATCGAGAAGGCTATGAGCCCGTGGCTTATCCCGACCCGGTTCACGGGACTACGCTGCCGACGCTGGGGTTTGGTAGCACCGAGGGGGTGAAAATGGGCGATACCATCACCCCGCTGCAAGCTATCAACCGGAGCCTGCGGGAGGTGCTGTCGTTCGAGCTCGCCTTGAAGGATTGCATCTCGGTACCGCTCTATCAGTTCGAGTACGATGCCTATGTTGAGCTCGCCCATAACATCGGCCCCAGGGCCTTCTGCCGCTCCACCATCGTGAGGCGCCTGAACGTTGGCGATTATCCCGGAGCCTGTGAGGCCATCTTACTGTTTAAGCGCGCCGGCAAGCAGGACTGCTCGGTGCCGGGGAATCGAGTATGCCCTGGGCTTTGGAAAGACCGGTTGCGCCTCAATGCCAAGTGTAAGGGGATGTGATGGTGATGGCACCGTTCCCGCAAAGCAACGCGATCTCCTTTCTTGTCGGCGCACTGGTGATTGCTGCATTGGCCTGTACGGGGGTGGCCCTATACCAATCTGGTCATTCAGCTGGTGAAGAGAGTGAGCGCAAGACCTGGCAGGCAAAATGGGATAGGCAATCTGCTGAACTGGCAGAGGCCAGGGCCCAGAACGTTCGACTGGCACGTGAGGAAGAGCAACGTCGCCAGCGTGCTATCGACAAGGTGAGGCAAGATGCGGAACAACAAATCGCCCGGGTTGAGACTGATGCTGCTGCTGCCAGTGTTGTTGCTGCTGGGGTGCACGAGCAAGCCAACCGCTTGGCAGCCAGAGCCAGTCAATGCCCCAGCCATTCCAGCACTGCCCAGTCTGGCGATGCAGCCGGACAGTCCGCCGTGGTGCTCGCCGACCTGCTCAGCAGGGCTGATGCGCGAGCGGGAGAGCTGGCAAAAGCGTATGACCGAGCTCGAGCATCAGGTCTGGCCTGCCAAAGTGCCTACCTCTCCTTGAAGAACCCCGATTAACAGAATTGCCGCACCGGGTCACCCCCCCGTCCCGCGTTAATGTGTGCCGGTACGGCACCTATCAGGAACAGCCATGCCTCCACGAGTGCCAAAGGTCTGTCGTGAGCGAACATGTCACCAGCTTACCACCGAGCGTCATGGCTACTGTCCCGCCCATGTTCATCTACTCGATGGCTGGAAGAAGGTGGCCAAGGTCAGTGCTGATGACCGCGGCTATGACTGGGCGTGGCGCAAACTGCGCAAGCGTATCTTGGTGAGGGATAACTACCTCTGCCAGGTGTGCCTTGCCCTTGGCATAGTGACACCCGCAACCCAAGTGGATCACATCGTCAATAAGGCTGCTGGCGGTACCGATGCAGAGTCCAATCTGCGGGGCATATGTGACCCTTGCCACGACACCAAGACACGGACAGAGGCACTGGCAGCCCGTCAGGCTGGGCGCCAGAGGGGGTAGGGGGGATCAAATCCTTCCAGCTTTTCGCTTCCCCCACTGCTCCGCCTCGTGAAATTTTTATACCCGCGAAATTAAAAATTAAAACCGGAGGGCTCATGACCGGAAAAGCGGGGGTGCCGGGCCGGGGTCGCAAGCCAAAACCAACATCCGCCAAGCGCTTGGCCGGCAATCCAGGTAAGCGAGCTCTCAACCAGAATGAGCCCCATTTCACCCCGCTGCTCGGGGTGGCCTGCCCAGAGTGGCTGGCAGAAGATCAATGGGCTCCAACGCTATGGGGCATGATCATCAAAGAGCTGTGCGCGGCCGAAGTGCTGTGCATTACCGACCTGCATAACCTGGAGGCATTCTGCGCGGCGTACTCTCGCTGGCGCCGCGCTGAAATTGAGATCACCCGGCACGGCTTGGTGGTCGAAGGGGCCACTGGCGGCCCGGTTAAAAATCCAGCCTGTACCGTGGCCAACGAATCACTCAAGCAAATGACAACGTATGGGGCCCTGCTCGGGCTGGACCCGTCCAGTCGCTCACGCCTGATTGGCGGTAACAAGAAACAAGGAGAGAGCAACCCGTTCAACGACTTTTAGGGATGACCGATGGCAGCACGCAAAAGCTATCCCTACGTCAACGTGGCCAATGGCTACGCCCGCGATGTGGTGCGGGGCAAGATCATCGCCTGCCGTTATGTGATCCAGTCCTGTCAGCGCCATCTAGATGATCTGGCCAAAGAGAAGAGTGCAGGGTTTCGCTACCGCTTTGATAAGGACAAAGCCGAGCGGGCAGCCAAGTTCATTCAGCTGCTGCCCCATACCAAAGGAGAATGGGCCTCCAAGCGATTGAAACTCTCGCTGGAGCCTTGGCAGCTATTCGTTATCTGCGCTGCGTTTGGGTGGGTACGAAAGGGCAGTGGCCTACGGCGCTTTCGTGAGGTGTACACCGAGATCCCGCGTAAAAATGGGAAGTCGGCGATCTCTGCTGGCGTGGGCTTGTATTGCTTTGCCGCGGATAACGAGTTCGGCGCAGAGGTGTACTCAGGGGCCACGACTGAGAATCAGGCCAAGGCTGTATTCACCCCGGCCCGGTTGATGGCCAAGCGGACACCGGCTTTGCTTGAGCGTTTCGGTATCGAGGTGAATGCATCCAACCTTTGCACACCAGCAGACGGAGGGCGTTTCGAGCCGTTGATCGGTAATCCTGGTGATGGTCAGTCGCCATCCTGCGCTGTCGTGGATGAGTACCATGAGCACGCCACGGATGATCTCTATATGACGATGCGGACGGGGATGGGCGCACGCCGTCAGCCGCTTATCTGGATCATCACTACCGCGGGCTACAACATCGATGGTCCCTGCTACGACAAGCGGCGGGAAGTGATTGAGATGTTGGCAGGCACTGTGCCGGATGATGAGTTATTCGGGATCATCTACACCATTGATGAGGGGGATGACTGGACTGATCCGGCAATGCTGGTCAAGGCCAACCCCAACTTGGGCGTCTCAATCTATGCCGAGCAATTGCAATCGGCGCAGATCAAAGCCACCCAGCAGGCCAGGCAGGCTAACAAATTCAAGACCAAGCATCTCAACGTCTGGGTTGCCGCCAAGACGGCCTTTTTCAACCTGGAGCGCTGGAATGCTTGCGAGGATAAAACCCTCACCCTCGATCAGTTTGTGGGTGATGAGTGCATCCTTGGCTTCGATCTGGCTCGCAAGCTCGACATGAACTCAATGGCTCGCCTGTTCTGGCGTGACATCGACGGGCGTCGGCACTACTACTCGGTTTCCCCTCAGTTCTGGGTCCCAGAAGATACGGTCTATAACACCGACAATCGACGTTTGGCCGAGCGGTATCAAAAGTGGCTTAACACAGGCGAGCTCAGTACCACCGATGGGGCCGAGATCGACTATCGGGAGATCTTCGAGGAGGCGAAGGCCGCGGCGCAGCGGCATCACGTCATTGAGACGCCACTCGATCCGGCGGGCGCGATTGCCCTGTCTCACTCGCTTGCCGACGAGGGAATGACACCCATCACCATCACCCAGAACTATCAGAACATGTCTGGCGCCATGAAGGAGCTGGAGGCCGCCATTCAAGCAGGGCGCTTTCACCATGATGGCAATAGCTTGATGACCTGGTGTATTGGCAACGTGGTAGGAAAAAATCTGCCCGGCAACGATGACATGGTGCGCCCGGTCAAGGAGAGCGCGGATCAAAAGATAGACGGCGCGGTCGCGCTGATGATGGCCATCGGCCGGGCCATGGTGCCTGACCGGGAAGAAGAGAGCTCCATCTACGAAACCTCGGACGTCTTATGTTGATACAACTTTCAATTTTCATCGTGGGCCTGATCGGCGCTGCGGCGCTGGCCTATGGTGCCAGCCTCTACTCACCGCCTTTGGGGTGGGTTGTAGGCGGCATGCTCTGCTTGGCCTGGTCATTTTTGATGAGCAGAGCCGTTGCCGCAGCAGACTATGCCAAGCGTAACAAGGGGGATAGCTGATGTTCCTGCCAATCATGTTCGGCAGCGGGCGCAAGGGGGGGAACTTCAGTCAGTGGATCAGCAGCATGGGCGGCAGGACAGCAAAGTCCGGCGTGCTGGTTACGCCAGAGACAGCTCTGACCCAAGGCGTAGTGAGAGCCTGTGTCACTTTGCTGGCCGAGTCAGTCGCTCAGCTACCCTGCGAACTGTATCGCCGTGAAGATGACTCACGTAAACGCGCAACCGAGCACCCGCTCTACGATATTATCCACGCCAGTCCAAACCAGAAAGATACCTCGTTTGAGTTCAACGAACTGCGAATGGGGCATCTTGGCCTGCGCGGTAACAGCTATAGCCTGATTGACAGGGACGGCAGTGGTTACATCACAGAGCTGATCCCGGTCAATCCGGACAAGATAGCAGTGCTCAAGGGGCCTGATGCGCTGCCCTACTATCAGCTGCTAGATGGCAGCAACCAGATCCTGCCGATGCGGATGGTGCATCACGTCAAGGCATTCAGTCTTGATGGCTATCTGGGGCTGTCACCGATCCAGACCAACCCTGATAGCATCGGGCTGGCTATGGCAGTGGATGAGCATGCCGGGCGGGTGTTTGCCAATGGCACCACCTTGTCAGGTGTTATCGAACGGCCAGCCGAATCAAAGGCGATCGGCGATCAGAAAGTCGTCAACGCCATTCTGGATAGCTTTACGTCCCGCCACTCCGGGCTGCGTAACTCCTTTTCTGTCGCAATGCTTCAGGAAGGAATGCAGTACAAACAGTTGGCGATGAATAATGAACAGGCCCAGCTGCTTGAGTCGCGGAAATATGGCGCCATCGAGATTTGTCGGTTGTACAAAATCCCGCCACACATGATCGGTGAGTTGGAGCGGGCGACCAACAACAACATCGAGCATCAGGGGCTGCAGTTCGTTATCTACACCCTGCTGCCGTGGGTCAAGCGCATCGAGGCCGCCATGATGCGCGACCTCTTGTTGCCCCAAGAGCGAAAAGACCTCTACATCGAGTTCAACCTCTCCGGCCTGCTGCGGGCAGATCAGAAGTCCCGTTACGAGTCATATGCGCTCGGTCGCCAGTGGGGCTGGCTCAGCGTCAACGATATCCGCCGGTTGGAAAACCTGCCCCCGATCCCGGGTGGTGATATCTACCTGACCCCGCTCAACATGGTCTCTACCGGCAAGCTGCCGCAAGGCATCAGCCAAGCGACCCAGGAACAAATCAAGGAAATCGAGGGCATCCTATGCCGAAGCTGATGATCAACTACCCGCACCTGGCCAGTCAGGTATTCGGTGTGCCGCTCTATGTCACCCAAGAGGTGCTGGCAGGGGTTAAGAGTCTGCTGCTGCCGCGCATGCTCGGCAACCAGATCGCGGTGATGGCGGCTGATGACTTGCCAGATGGGCTGGAACCCAAGCAGCTTGAGGCGCGGAGCGAATCACAGTACCGCGTGGAAGGGCTGGCAGTGATCCCGCTTCACGGCATCCTGGTAGCGCGGCGCGGTCATATCGATAACGCCTGCACCGAGCTGACCAGCTACGAGTGGGCGCGGGCGCAGATTGCCACGGCGCTCGCTGATGAGCGGGTCAAGGAGATAGTGCTCGATATCAACTCCGGCGGCGGCCATGCGGTCGGATGCAAGGAGCTGGCCGACTACATTTTCAGCAAGCGCACCGTCAAGCCGATCACCGCGCTGGTCAACTTCTCAGCCTATTCGGCTGCCTACTTCATCGCCGCAGCCTGCCGCAAGGTGGTAGTCAGTGAAACCGGTGGCTGCGGCTCTGTCGGCGTCATCATGGAGCACATGGAGGTGAGCAAGTGGGAGCAAGAGGTTGGGCTCAAGTTCACCACCTTCTACCGCGGCGACCGTAAAAAGGACGGCACCCCCCATGAACCGCTCAGCGACGGCGCCATGGCGGCCATCAACCACCGCATGGATCAGGCCTACGACCTGTTTATCAGCTCGGTGGCCCGCTATCGCGGCCTGTCCGTCGAGCAGGTGAAGGCCACCGAAGCCACCCTCTACAGCGGGGAGGAGGCGGTCAACAACGGGCTGGCTGACGAACTGGCCAATCCGCAGGACTATCTCAACGCTCTGGCTGCTAGCGTGGCCAAGTCAGCCAAACCTGCTCAAAGCATTGGCCTTCGGGCCCGCGCCATCGAAATGCAGAACCAACTCTAGCCCAGCGGCGGAGTCCATCCCAACAAGCCCCGAAAGGGGCTTTTTTTATGTCCAAAGGAAACCAATCGATGAAGACTATCGAAGCCCTCCGCCGCGAGCGTGGCGAAATCGCCGCCCAGGTCAAAGCCTTGGCAGAACTCGAAGCCAGCGGTACCGCCCTCACCGACGAGCAACTGCAGCAGTTTGCTGACCTAGAGAGCGAAGCAAACAAGATCAGCGCAGCCATCGCCCGCCAGGAGAGCGCCGAGCGCCTGATGGCGCAGCAGGCGGTACCGGTCAATGCTCACGGGTCCCAGGCGCCTCCGGCTGTCCATGTGAAGCAGGAGCTTAAACAATATCAGGGTGCAGGCTTTGCCCGTATGGCGATGGCAGTCGCGGCCGGCAAGGGCGACCTGCAACTGGCAGAGAAGTTCGCCGCCACAGAGATCGGCGATCAGCAGGTGGCCATGGCCATCAGCACCGCTGCCGGGTCAGGCGGCGCTCTGATCCCCGAGAATCTGCACTCCGAAGTGATCGAGCTGCTGCGACCGCGCACAATTGTTCGCAAGCTTGGTGCCCGCGTATTGCCGCTGCCCAACGGTAATCTCTCCATGCCAAGTTTGACCGGCGGCGCAACCTCTGGCTACGTCGGTGAGGGGAAAGATGTACGCGCCACTGCCAGTTCATTCGGTGACGTCAAGCTCTCTGCGAAAACCATGATTACTCTGGTACCGATCAGTAACCAGCTTATCGGGCGCGCAGGATATAATGTTGAGCAGTTGGTGCTGGGTGACTGTATCGCCTCGATGTCAGTGCGCGAGGATAAAGCCTTCCTGCGCGATGATGGCACCAACGACACCCCGACTGGCTTCAAGCCCGTTGCCACAGCAGCAGGGCGAGTTATCGAGTGGGCTGGTGAAGCTAATCTCACCACCATTGATACCTACCTCGACAAGCTCATCCTCAAGCTTATGAACTCCGACAGCATGATGATCACCCCTGGCTGGGGCATGAGCCCTCGCACCTGGATGAAGCTGTTCGGCCTGCGCGACGGAAACGGCAACAAGGTCTATCCCGAGATGGCTGCCGGTCTGCTCAAGGGCTACCCCATTGCGCATACCAATACCATCCCGGCAAACCTCGGCACCGGTCAAAACGAGTCTGAGATCTACTTCGCCGACTGGAATGACGTGGTGATCGGCGAGCAGGACAACATGACTGTCGATTTCTCCACCGAGGCTACCTATGTGGATACTAACGGCGATCTGATCAGCGCCTTTGCGCGCAACCAGTCTCTGATCCGCTTGGTAGGCAACCACGATGTGGGCTTCCGTCACCCAGAGGGTCTGGCGCTGGGTACCAAGGTTACCTGGTAAGGCCACAGCAGGGTGCCGCACTGGCGCCCTCTTTCATCACCTTGTAACAAGGAGCCGACATGGCCAAGCCATCGAAAGGCGATAGCGCAGGGCAAACACCTGCCCCTGACGCCGATCACGAGCAGCAGAGCGGCGAACTGCCGCAGGAGCCGACCAGCAATGCAACTGACACCCCCCAACCCGATGCCGACGCAGGCTCTGGGCCAGCAGTCGGCTCAGGTACTGGCGAAGGCAGTGATTCAGACCCTGCCCAACCTGCAGCAGCTCAAGCGCCAAGTGATGCAACAGGCGATGCAGCCGGAGCTGGCACCGCGCCGCTGACCGGCGAGCAGTCCACTGGCGCACCTGACGTCGATCACGAGCAGCAGAGCGGAGATGAGCCCGCGCCTGATCATGATGAGCGGGTGCTGGTGCGCTTCACCGGCCCATGGAAGAACTACAGCCGCGGCGATATCACCCGCCTGTCACCTGCAGAAGCCGAACTGGTGTTCAAGAAAGCGTTGGCGGAAGCAGTGGCAGAACCAGACCTGGAGTAAACATGTTGCTGATAACCGTGGCGGAGGCCAAGGCGCAATGTCGTATTGAGCCAGATGAAGTTGACGAAGATGCGTTGTTGACTGGCCTGATTGAAGCGGCGATCAGCCATATCCAGTCTGATATCAACAAGCCGTTGGTGGCTGAAGGGGAAGAGGGGCAGGCCCTCACTCCGGCGCTGAAGCTGGCGGCATTGCTGCTGATTGGACACTGGTATACCAATCGCGAGGCGGTGGTGACAGGGACCATCGCCACCACCCTGCCGTTGGCCTACGAGTCATTGATCCATCCCTATCGTGAAATCGTGGTTGGTTAGGGGGAAGCATGGTTAAAAGTGGCGAACTGAGCACCAGATTGATGCGCTTTGGCGCAGCGACAGGATCGCCCCCCGTATGGCCACCACTGGGGAAAGTATGGGCAAAGGTTATTGACCCAAAGGCCGCAGGCCGTGAGGCGCAAGCCAGCATTTACGCGACTGGATCGACCATGATCACGGTACGTTACCGTCATGACCTGCTGCCAGGTCAGCTGCTTAAGGGGAGAGCCTGTTGGTATCTGATTGAAGATATCGCCAGCGAACCCGGGGCCCTGCAGATCTCGGCCCGCAAACTTTCAGGCGAACCGGCCACCTACACCCCGAAACATGGGGTGGCCTATCCGGTAACCGTCTTTATGGCGGCTGAAAACCTGATGGTGGGGGCGCGTAGCGAACCGCGCCGCCAGATAGACCTGATATTGCCTGAGCTGGTCTGGCCGTTTGCACGCCAAGGTGACCAGATCACCCTGCGCGGACGCAGCTACCGCATCGAGGGGGTGGTCGATGGCAGCGACAACGGCACCACGCTGCGAGTGATGGTGGTCTGATGCCGGGGGGGCTGAGTCGTAAGCGCAGGGCCAAAGCTATCAACGTCACTGGCCTGAGCGAGAGCAAAGAGGCCTTTGAGGCGCTCCCCGCCAAGATCCGCAAGCAGTTGGTGGCAGTGATCAATGAAGTCGCCCGCGATACACGCAATGACATGGTAAACCGGATCGCGGCAGATGGTTTCAATACTGCCTCGGTCAGGGCCCGGATCAAGTTCGACAAGGCAACGGCAACCCATGACGTGGCGACGCTGAGCCTTGACTTGAAAAAGGTACCGTTCAGTCGCGTCAAATTCTCCTCAATTCGAACAGATGGAACCGGAACCCGAGCCAGCGTCTGGGTGCTGCGTGGCGGCAAGCGGGTGCAGGTCTACGGTTTCATCAACCCCTACGGCAAGAAGCGCCGACCAATGATCCGATACAGCAAAGCGGGCAAACAACGGTTGGTCATGGCTGGTGGGGTCGGGCTGCGCGGCTGGTGGAATGACATCATCACCGAGCAGTATCTGGCCGAATTGCAAGCCAAGCTCACCAACACTTTTAACAGGAAGATGACATGACAGAAGCCACCGTCATCATCGATCAGCTACTGGCCAAACTGGGGGCTGTGAGCTCCTTGGCTGGTGATGGGCAAGTGTGTGACAGCGATCCGCAAATTGACCAGTACACCCCATTACCACTGGCGCACTTTCGGGAACTGAGCGAAGGCAAACCTGAACGGAGGGGGCGTGAATGGAAACGTACCCGCAATATTCAGGTGGACCTCTACCAACCCGCGAGCGCCGGCCGTGCCGGGCGTGACCAACTGTTATCGGAGGTACTGGCGGCATTGGTGCCATCGACCGCTGGGGTTCCGCTTGTTGGCACGTCACTGATCTCCATATCGGTTGGCAACATCATTCTCGAGCCAGAGGAGATTGGCAGCGACACCCTGTTGACCTCGATCCTATTCACTCTCACCTATACCGCCAGCCTCTAGGTTGGCAACAATCCTGGATACCATAGGAGCATCCAAGCATGTCATTTACCGACAAAGGCCTGCTGTTGGCTGGTGATGTCTACATCGCCGAAATCAACAACGGCGTGAAAGGGCCCCTGATTGGCCCCATCAACGTCAACGAGATCACCGTCACCCCGCCGACCACCGAGGAAAAGTCGCGCATCTCCAAGAAGCGCAGCACCTTCGGCCAGGCGCTGGACTCGGTTCAACTTCCGAAGGACCCGGCCAAGCTCTCCCTGAAATGGGACTCCATGACCAAACAGCTGCTGGCCGATGCCATCGCCGGCAAACAGGTGGCCTTCACCCAGTCCGAGGCTCCAGTGTCGGACGAGCTGGTCACGCTCAGCAAAGAGGGGTGGGTTGAGCTGGCGAACGCCTACATCAAACCTGGCTCGATCACCGTCAAGCTGAGTGCTGGCGGCACGGCGCTGGTACTGGATACCGACTACAGGGTCAACGGCAACATGGTGATGGCGATCAGCGACCAAGCGGCTGCAGCCTGCAAGATCGGTTACACCAAAGCAGCGGTGACCGGCACCACCTACACCGGCACCACAGAAACACTGAAGCCTCGCTACTTCCTGATCGACGGTGAGAACTTGGCAAACCCTGGGCAGCGCGTGCGCGTCACCATCGACCAAGCCATGCTGGCAGCCCAGGGCGCATTGGCTTTGATGAGTGGCGAGTTTATGGAAGGGGAGCTGGAAGGCTCGCTGGTGACCCAGCCCGGCAAATCCGAGCCGTATCGGATGGAAATCCTTAACTGAAAAGGTTGTTGATTGCTGAGTCCCATTCACTGAGGGACTCAGCCGCTCATTTAATATATAGTCAGCTCATTAATAACACTGAGTGGTGATATTGTGAGCAAGAACTATGAAGTCAAGAACATTGAACATTTTCCATTATTAATTTATTCAGTAACGATATATCTATTTATTGCTGGTGCCGCTTATGTGTTTGGTTATTGGGCTTTGTTCCCAATAAATATATTTGACTATATGGGCGTGGTAGATATAGCAAAATCATCAGTGCCAAGTATTATGTTTTCATTCGGAATTGCATCATCACAAGTAATTACTCATCTGTTTGTTAATCGCTTTTCAGATGAAGTTGTACCAGTGCAACACAGTAAATTAACAGTTTATCTAACAAAACACATTAAGATAATATACTTGTTTTTTATGTTGTCTTTCTGTGGCCCCTTCGTTTTTATAAATGAACGGCCTGAACTAGTAATAAAATATGATAGTTATATCATTCTGGTTTTATGGGGTACTGTTCTATTTTCAGCAGTGCTAACCTACTTGTATATGGTGGTTAAGGGATTTGCAGATGAATTAAACGCTAGGAAGTATGCAATAGGATTGACAATTATTACGCTTGTTACATTAGCATTTGCATGCTTCACTATTGGTTTTACGAAATCTGTCAATATTATTAATGGAAAAAAGTTCAATTACGTTGACTACTCATCTGAAAAAATGGGTAGCGTTAAATTTAGTGTTATGGAGAAAGACCGATATTTAGGGTTCTATGGTGGTAAGAATTTCATGTGGGATCCTTTGAGTCGTTCTATAAAAATAGTGTCCGGTGATGAAGATATAGAAATCAAGGAATACAGGGTGTCAAGAAAATAAGGTGTTCCGTATAAGTGTATTTAATTGTTGTGTCTATTTACATTAACCCGCCTCGGCGGGTTTTTTCATTTTTGAGGATTCCCTATGGCCAGCAATGACACCGATATCCAGTTGCGGATCCGCGCTGCTGTTGAAGGGCTGGCCGAGATCAGCAAACTCATTGCCGAAGTGGACACCCTTGGCGGTGAGACCGAATCCAGCAGTGAGCAGGTAAGTGGCCTTGGCGATGAGCTGCTGCGGCTTGGTGAACAGGGTGCCACCCTGACCCAGTTTACCAACCTCAAGCGCAGTACCGCTGATTTGGGGGATGGGCTGGAACAAGCCCGTACCCGCGCCACTGGCATGGGTAAGGCGTTGGCTGATGCCAAGCAAGAGCTGACCTCATCCAATATGGCTTATAGCGTCAGCCGGCAGGAGACCGAACGGCTGGCCGCTGCGCATGCTGAAGCCAAGGCAAAGGTTGATCTGCTGCGCCAAGCAAACAGCGAAGCCACCATTGTCACCAAGGAGCAGCGCCAGGCACTTAAGGATGCCCGTGAGCAGGTACGCTTGCTTGGTGATCAGTACAAAGAGAGCTCAGGTCAAACCAATGAGCTCAAGCGTGGGTTGGAATCCAGCGAGAAGGCGCTGCGCCAGCAGACTCGTGAGTTCAGTTCGGCCCGCCGTGAAGTGCAATCTCTGGATACTCAGTATCAGCGCCAGAACGTGACTCTTAACGAGCTGCGCCGTTCGCTTACCGATGCTGGTATCGATACTCGCAAGCTGGCCAGTGAGCAGAAACGGGTAGATGCCGCCAGCCAGCAGGCAGCCAATCAGATCACCTATCTGAAAAACCAGCTGACCGGACAGGCTGGCGCCCTACGAGCCAATGCCAGTGGCTTGACAGAATACAGCCAGAAGGCCAAGCAGGCAGAGCATAATACCGAAAGCCTGCATAGCGCCGTTGAGGATGGTGAGCAAGGGTGGTCAGCACTGGCCACCAAGATCGGTGGGGTTGCCGCTGCATATTTGACCTTTGACCAGCTGGTTGCCAGAACCACAGGCATGGTCAGAACTGCGGACGAGATTGAGCGCCTTGGTGTATCACTCAAGAGCGTGGAGGGTAGTGCTGCAGGCGGCGAGAAAGCGCTGGCCTGGCTGCGTGAGTTCAACGAAAAGACGCCATTTCAACTCAACGAGATCACTACCGCCTTTATCAAGGCGAAAAACTATGGCCTCGATCCTTACAACGGGGTACTGCAGGCCGCAGCCGACTATACCGCCAAAACAGCGGGCTCTTACCAGGATCTCGAAGGGGTCATCGTCGCGCTTGGGCAAGCCTATGTTAAGGGCAAGCTGCAAGCCGAAGAGATGAACCAGCTCAACGAACGATCAGTTGCAGCGGCCCAGTTGCTGGCAAAAGCGATGGGCAAGACAACGGACGAGATCATCGCGATGGCTTCGGCTGGGAAGCTTGGCAGGAATGAAATCTACCTGCTGATCAAGGCGATGGGAGACGATGCTGCCGGGGCGTCAGAGGAAATGGCGCAGACCTTCAGCGGGATCTGGTCGAATTTTCAGGAGCAGCTGAATAAAGTCGAGCTCGCAATTGCTGATGCGGGCATCTTCGCTTTCATCAAGTCAGAACTTGCAGATGTCACCGCACAGATCCGAGCGGCTGCAGATGATGGAAGTTTGGCTGACTGGGCCAGAAGTGTTTCTGACGGGATGAAAACGGGAGCAGTGGCCATTCGCGGCATCACTGAAACCATCATTGACCTCAGTGCCGGGGTGGGGATCCTCGTTAAAGCTTGGGGCACCATGAAGGTCATCCAGTGGAGTGCTCAGCTACTCGGTATGGGGCAGGCCATGAAGACCGGTGTGGTCATGCCGACAGTAGAAGCTGGCAAAGAGATGGACGTTACCAGCAAGAAAGCGGTCAAGCTCAATGGTGTACTCAGCGCCTTGACCATGGGTAACGGAGCCTTGTTGGCGGGGCTTTCAGTGCTGGTTTATGAAGGTGGTCGGGGTCTAGTCAAGCTGGCAGAGGATGCCGGTGTTTGGGCTGCAAAGATGGGGGAGGCGGGAGAGATTGAGCAGCGGGTTGCTGAACAGTCCAGAGCCTTCATTAACCAACTGCAGCGCCAAGGGATGACCACCATGGCACAGTTTGACGAGTTCAAAAACGTTCAGGTCCTCACTGCCCAGGAGGTTGCAAACCTCTCGGCAACAGAACGAGCCGCCTATGAGCAACGGCTGCAGGGACACCGTGAATACCTGACTGGTCAACTGCAGGTGCAGAAGGCTCTCGAGGCATCAGGCCTCAAGGCCGAGGCTATGCAGTATCAGGCCGATGCAGCACTGGCGAGCATGCGCCAAGGGTTTATTGACCTTGCGGCTGGGGCGGATATGGCTGGGCAAGCTATTGATGCCAAAACCCGCCCAGCAGTGGCGAAGCTGGTTGCTGATTTCGACATGCTCAAGGCAAAAGGCAAGGAGACCGCCACCGGCATCAACGAGATGTTCAAGGGGCTGCAAATGGGGGACTCCACCTCTTTGCAGAATATCACCTTGGCTCTCGACTCTCTGCGTGACCAGGGCAAGGTCACACAGACCGAGATCGACACAGGACTTCGCAAAAGCCTGCAGGATATGAGTCTGCAGGATCTCGAGGTGCTGAAAGTTCAGTCTATGGCTGCTTTCGAAACCATGAAAGGTGGTGTGATCAGCACGGCTCAGGTAACCGAATCAGTTCTTGCTGAAAAGCTGCGTCGTCTCGGGCTGGACTATCAAGAGCTGCAAACCGGGATTGATGCGGTAGGTCGGGCCACTATTGACACCTTCCGCGCTATCGCCACAGATGCATCCGCCACCTCGGTAGAAATTGCCGCGTCGATGAAAGCAGCGGTGAATAAGGCAGATACCGCGCAAGAGCTGGAAGAGTTGCGGAAAATCTGGGCGCAGTTGGGGCAAGCCGGGAAGCTGTCATCTCAGGAGCAAGCTCGTGGACTTGGTTTCCTCGATGAGAAGATCAGGGATACCCGCCGTAAAGCGGCCGAGATTGGTGACGGTTTTAATACCGCCGCCGACAAGTCCAAAGCGGCAGCTGACACCATGAAGGAAAGTCTGAAGGGGGTGCAGCAAGAGGCGCAGAAAACCAAGAGTGACGTTGAAGACACCATGGCGAGTGTCAACGCTATGAACTCTTCATCTGGCCGTGGAGAGGTAACCCGCACCGTCAATGCCGGCACTTTCTTCTACAAGACGGTAGATATCAACCAACTGCGCGGTAATGCCGATGCTCTTGCCAATACCTTGGCTGGTGTCGAGGATGAGCTCGCCCGTTACAGCCAAAAGGTCAAAGATATTCCGGCCTATAGCGAGTGGAGCAAGTATTACGGCGAAAAGTTCCAAAAGGAGATGGAGGCTTTGCGGATACAGCTCCAGAAAGAGCTGAACAAGGCGCAGATGAAGGAAGTAGATAAAACTCAGACCACCTCCCAAAAGGCCACCGCCTCTCCCCCTAAAGCCCAAACGCAAAATGACCAACGACGGCCCGTAAGCGGCAAGACAGTCACCATTCACCTTAATACCCCCAATGGCAATGCAGAAGTCCAGTCTGATGAAGAAAATCTGGATGCTCTGTTGCGCCTGTTGAAGCAGCAAGGACTGAGAAGCTGATGATCAAATTGGCCGACATTGAGTTGCCTGATGACCTGGATTGGAGTGATGAGTTCGAGTGGGAACCTATCGGGCAAGTGATCACGCCAACTTTGTCTGGCGCGATCATTGTAGAAGAAGCCGCTCAATCGGAAGGGCGGCCGATCACATTGCGATCTGATGGCGAGGCTTGGGTGATGCGCTCGACTGTTGTTGCACTTCACGCTTTAGCATCAGCGCCATCGGCAAAGATGCCACTCGAGTTAAATGGACGGCACTTCACGGTATTGTGGCGCCGGGAGAGTGGTGGCGGGTTCGAGGCCAAGCAACTGTATCGGATTGCTGATCCTGACGAGTACACCCCTTATGAAATCACCCTTCGCCTTATCGAGGTAACCCCATGACCATTCTCTCTGGCGATATCGTGCTGTTGGCCAGCCAGCGCCTGGTTGATACCGATGATGGCGGTGGTCGCATCACTGGTCGCGAGATCATCAGCGGCAACCATAACAGCCTGTTCCCTGATGTCAGCGATATGGATCGGGCCTATGGCACCGTGAATATGCGCAAGGCGTTTCTGGCGGTGCAGACGGACGACACCGACACCTACTATGGCGCCAATGCCATGGTGCTGCTGCCGCCCAGTGATCCCAGCGTCAACCTGACGCTGATGACCACCAAAGACCACAACGACACCCGCGACAACGCCCGCAACACCCTGGAGCGCTATCAGGCCCGAGGCCCGAAGTGGCAGGGGGTGCTCTACGATACCCAGCTGGAAGGGCAGCGGGCGATCCGCATCCTGCAACGGATTGAGTTGCGGTTGCCGGAGATCGGGGAGGTGCTGGTGCTGGTCGGCAACGAAGGGAAGGGGAACGAGGTTGAGCAGTATGTGCGGGTTGACCGGGTAACAGCCGAGCAGCGCAAGTTCGGGGTGGCTGGCTACCAGGGTGAGTTCACCCGCAACGTGGTCACTTGCGTGATCACTGACCCGCTGCGTCACACCTTTGAAGGCGAGCAACCCAGCCCCTATGACCAGGCAACCACCAAGACCACCCTGCGGGAAACCGTGGTGGCCGATGCAGCCAACTACTTTTCGACCACCAAGCTGGTCGCGGATGCGGCGCTGGGGGCAATGCGGGTGCAGGCCAAGACCATTTTCACCCAGCTGGTACCCAGTGCCCGCAGTGAAACCCCGGTGGTCGATCTGACCGCTGCCGGTGAGCTTGGCGCCCTGCTGGAATCCGGGGTGGGCAGTCCCCACACCTTCACTACCACCTCACCGGTCAGCCCCAGTCAGGGGCTGTTCCTGGGGATTGGTGCCATGCCGGGCAGCGTATCGGTCGCCATCGGTGCGGCAGTGATCACCGACAAGGGCGGCGAGCTGTTCCTGGTCGGTACCGTGGTGGGGGCTATCGACTACGGGCGCGGCCTGCTGACCTTCAACAGCCAGTGCCCGAACTATGGCGCGGCCAGCAAAACCGTGAGCTTTCGCCCGGCTGTGATGCCATCGCGCATCGCTGACACGGCCCAGATCCAGATCGCCGCCAACAACCGGGGTTATGCCTACACCGCGACCCTGCTGCCCACCCCTTGCCCCGGTTCGCTGACCGTCAGCTATCTGGCCCAGGGCAAATGGTACGACCTGAAAGACAACGGGCGCGGGGAGCTGTTTGGCCAGGACAAATCCTATGGCTCTGGCCTGCTCAACTTCACCACCGGCTCTGTGGTGCTGACCCTGGGGGCGCTGCCGGATGTGAACAGCGCGATCATGTTCAGCTGGGGTACCAAGGTCTCTTACCTCAACCGTGCCAGCATGGTGCTGGATCCGGTGCAGCTGACCCATAAGCTGGCCCATGAGGGGATCACCCCAAACAGCCTGACCCTGACCTGGCAAGCCGGTGGCACGACCAAAACCGCCATCGACAACGGGGCGGGCCAGCTGACCGGCGATGCCACCGGTACCATCAATTATGTGACCGGCGATCTGGCCCTGCGGGTGGCAACCCTGCCGAATGGTGGGCAGGAGTACCAGGTTGTTTACCAGTACGGCGACCCGGATACCCAACGCTTTGACTACCCTGCCCGCAACCCGGACGGGACGATCACCATGCAGCTTACCAAGCAGAACCTGACCCCCAGGATGGTGTCGGTTCGCTGGAATGCCCTTTATGAGGAGGTGAAGGACGACACCGAGCTGGTGATCGCCCACCATGACCCGATCATCAGTGTGCGCGACAACGGCGCGGGCAAGCTGCTGGATGCGGCAGGGGTAGAGCGGGGCACCGTCAACTACAGCACCGGCAAGATCACTATCAAGCCGGATGGTCAGGGCGGTATTCCGAAAACCCGCTATGAGTGGCGCACCATCGGCACCTATGGCGATGGCCATGGCAACACCATTGCCCGCCAGCGCTGGACGTTGGTGGAAATCTACTATGTGCAGGCGGCGTACCTGTTCCCGGTGGACGACAGTGGTTGGGTTGAGGTGGAGTACCGCAGCAACAACGCCAGCAGCGCTGGCCAGGACACCGTGACGGCCACCCCGCTGGTGTTGGATATCACCCCGCGCAACGGCGAGGCGATCCTGGCCAACTCAGTGCGCTTTGCGCTGGGCGGGTCGAACTATGTGGACAGGCAAGGGATCCTCTATCGCAATATCGACCCAGCCACCGGGGCCGGTGAGCAGGCCGGGACGCTGGATTATGCCACCGGCAAGGCGACCGTCACGGTCTGGAACCCCGGCGCGGCGCCAGTACCTGCCCTGAGTTCGCTGGTCACCAGCCTGGTAGCCCAGACGGTGGATGAGGTGACATTCAGGACGCCGGGGGCACCCATTGCGCCATCCAGCCTCTACCTGAGCGGCAACACCGCAGATGGTCGCCGGTTCGAGGTGACCGCCAACGGCGATGGCACCATCACCAGCCAGGATGTAACCGGCAAGGTGGACTATCAGACCGGGGTGGTATCGGTGCGCTTTGGCCGTCTGGTGACGGCAGCGGGCAACGAGGCTAAACCTTGGTACGACCCCGATATGGTGGTCGATGGCAAGATCTGGCGCCCGTTGTCGGTAGTGGCTGACACCATTCGGTTTAATGCGGTGGTCTATAGCTATCTGCCGCTCGATGCGGATCTGATCAAGCTGGATCCGGTGCGCCTGCCGTCCGATGGCCGGGTGCCCTTCATTCGCAAGGGTTACATCGTGGTGGTGCATTCCACCAAGCGCAGCGCCTTCCCCATGGGAGTACAGGCAGGGCAGCAGCTCAACACCGGGCGCGAACGGTTGGCCTATTGCCGGGTGGAGGATAAGAACGGCAAGGAGCTTTCACCGCAGCTCTACAGCGTCAACATGAACAGTGGGATGGTGACCTTGGCCAGCCCGCTGAACCTGACCGGCTATGTGGAGCCGCTGACCGTGGTTCACCGGGTCGAGGATATGAGCCTGGCCACCGATGTGGAGATCTCGGGCCGCATCACCCTGGCACGGCCCCTCAGTCACAACTATGAGGCGGCGGATACCCAGGTATCCAGCGCCCTGATCATCGGTGACCTGTGGGCCCGCTATGGCAAGTTGTTTGACCAACGCACCTGGACAAATAACTGGTCTGATTTTCTGATTGGCGACCCCTGCACGGCGGAATACAACGATACGGATTTTCCTATCGTGGTGACCAACCGGGCGACCCTGCAAGAGCGCTGGGCCATCATCTTCCAGACCACCACCACGTTTATTCTGGTGGGGGAACATGTGGGCCAGATTGCGGTGGGGGATGTGAATACCGACTTTGCCCCCATCAACCCCAACAACGGCCAGCCCTATTTCAGGCTTGACCGGCGTGGCTGGGGAGCAGGGTGGGCTGCGGGCAACGTGCTGCGGTTCAACACCTACGCCGCCAATTACCCGATCTGGTTTATCCGCACCATCTTGCAGTCGGTGGCAGCGGTGGATACCGACCGTTTCGAGGCCCAGCTCAGGGGCAACGTCAACCGTTAACAAAACAGGCGGGGCAAAATGCCCCGCTACTTTTTTGCAGTGGGGCGCTGGCACAAAGAGCGCCCCACCATGGAGATCTGATCATGGCTGAATACAAGGTCAAATGGTTTGCAAGCGAAATGCAAGGCGCCCCGAGTCTGGGGGATACAACGGCTGGAACCTTGGTTGCTTTACTCAAGTCGGTACTGGTCACCGGCTTTGGCACCCTGACCATCAACACGCTGGCTTTCGATACTGCCAAGGGGTGGGCGGTGGCGACCTTTACCGGTGGTCATACCTATCTGCAAGATTCAGTTATCCAGGTCGATGGGGTATCCCCTGCCGCCTACAACGGCGAGCATCGGGTGATGCAGGTCAGTAGTACCCAGGTGTGGTTTGAGATTGACGGCGGCAACCCTGGCTCAGCGGGTTCTGGCGCGGCCATGACCATGAAGGTGGCCCCACTGGGCTGGACGATTACCCATGAGAGCGGTGACGGTAAGGTGATCATCGTGCGCCCGACCAATATAAACGAGTCGGGTAATGTCTCGCTGCGCATCGACAATACCGCGTTCAGTGGTTGGATTGGAGCATCCTATCAGGGGTGTTTGGCCAAGGTGGCGATGGTTGAGGATGTGGTGGACATCAACACATATACCACTATTTTTGAGCACCGTTGGCCCTGCACCGGACGAAATTCAAATAAGCGTTGGGATTTGGTGGGCGATAGCCAGCTGTTTTACTTCATGCCAGCTTATGCGGCAGGTAACTGGCAGTTTATGTATAGCTTTGGCTATATCCGCTCTATTCGACCAGGTGACCGCTATCACGCCGTTCTCAATCACTACCCAACCACCAACCCTGATGAAGCAGGCCGGAACTGGGCTGGCAGTTCAGGCGGGAATACATTGTGGGGCAACCAGTATCCGTATTTTGACAATGCAAACTATCGGGTTATTGCTCGCCCATACCATCAGCTCTTTGGCGCCACCAACTGGTTTATCAAAGGGCTGTTTGGTCGATTCGGCAACGGCTTGAATATTCCAAACGGCCCGGACAACGGTTTTTATGTGACCCAGGATCCCACCATCGTAATGGAGACTGGTAACCACCTGCGTGGTTATTTGCCTGGGTTGGTGTGCCCGTTCGCCACGGTTGCAGCTTGGGATCGAAAGAACTTTAAAGACCTGCCCGCGATACCTGGAAAACTGTTGCGGTTTATTCGGGTCGGGTTTGAAGAAAACAATTACACCTGGGGTCAAGTCACCTTAATGGGTTTTGACCTGACCGGCCCATGGAGGTAAGTCATGGCAACCTTCTTGCCGAGCCGGGGGTTTTTAGTCGTTGTTCAATCCCAATCTGGCTCTGGAAATATACCTTTTTACAACGTTGAAAGTACGGATGGGCCTGATTGGGCTGCCAATTTTGGCGACACAGCAGATCTAGGTATTTTCAGATTTATCTACGGCTCTGGTGCTGGGGGGGATACGGGGGTACTCCCTACCAAGACGATCACCCTTGCGCCAAGAAACTACGTTTTCAGGTTGGAAATACTCAACGCAAGCTGGACTCCAGATTTTTCAGATATGGATTTGGAGTTGCTGGATGATGCTGGGCTGGTACTGGCAGCAATTCGCACCCGTACTGATGGAAACTATCGTCATGGCCTTTGGTATGGCCCGAACCTGGCCAGCCTGACCAAGGCACCCCAAGCAGGATCATACCCGATTACCTTTGGCGCCTTGAGCTTTACCGATAGCGCTTTAGTCTTTACCTCTGACCCAGATAGCAACCGCAACCAATCGTTTAGCTTTGCCTGCCAACCGCAAAAATTTGCAGCAATGCGGTTTAGTAATCTCCGAGCCCAGTCAACGTATACCGGGAATGCCTCTGCTTTTGTGCGGGTGATTATTCAGAAAGGCCCGACTCAATTTAATGGCGATTTTGCAGCGCTGACAGCAGAGCAGCACACCGCTTTGAAGCCGGATTTTGTCTTGCCTGCCGGTGCGGCTATTACTCATCAACCGGGGGTTGGGCTGGTTGCCTCTGGCACTGCTCCATCCTATGCCTTGGCCAGAAGCATATTGCCTGGTCAGACTGGAGTGTTATTTGATGCAGCCGGTGCCGTGGCCGCCAAGCTGGCCTATATCAACGGTATGGCAGTGCTGACGGTCGGCGGGGTGACTACTCAAGGGCCTGCTGATGCGCCATATCTCGGATTAGCAGCCATCAACGGCCAGGTGTTTGGGTACTACCAGACCAAGGTATTTGTCAGGTCAACGAAATTCATTGCCCCACCCAAAACCAAGATATGGATAGAACTTCAACCGGGTGCCACATTGGCAAAAATAGGGATTGAATCCGTACCACTACAGGTCGAGTTTACCTATGTGCTGTTCACCACCCCGATGACCATTACCGTGGCCAACCAGGAGACCCGCGCCCAGTACCTGCCGCAAGATATGGCGTGGCAAGGGAAACCGCCGTTTTATCCTGGCCCGTTGAGTATCCAGCAGATGAGCCAGCGAGTGATCTGCAAGGGGCGGGATTACTTCTGGATCCGCGATGGGGTACGCAACGTGGAGCAGGGCTATATCGAGAGCACAGTGACCATCAGCGGGATGGGGGTGCGGCGCCGGGTGCTCTGCTTCACCCAGGATGGCGATCTGGTTGGCGAGACCTACAGCCGCGCAGCGGATGGGGTCTATCGGTTCGATCTGCTGTGGCTGAATCGCCGTTATATGCTGGTTGCCCAGGACGACCCAGCCTTTGGCCCAGCCGATTACAACGCTGTGGCCGCCGACTATCAGGCGCCGAAACCCTACCAGCCAGGCGAGGGGGTGGCACCTGCGCCGTTCCCCATGCTTGCCCCGCTCAAGAGGAAATAACCATGATCTCCTATGCCGAAGGGCTGCGCACCAGTCGCGTCCAGCTGTTGGCCACGGCCATTGATACGGGTACCGGGGCCAGCGCCAAGCTGACCATCTACACCGGCACCAAACCGGCGCCAGGGGCACCCCCTACTGACCAGCTGGCTCTGGTGGTGCTGACGTTCAGCCACCCTTGTGCCAAGACGATCAGCGCTGGGGTGCTGACCCTGAAACCTCTGGCTGAGCAGATGGCCACCGCCAGCGGCGCCCCCACCTGGGGGCGCATTGTTAACCGGGATGGGGCCTTTGTGGCGGATCTCGATGTGGGGGTGCCAGGCAGTGGCGCCGATCTGGAGCTGCCCGCAGCGGAGTTTTTTGTCGGTGCGCTGATCCGCATCAATACCGCCACCATCACTGAACCGTAACCGGGGGCCCCATGGCCAGAAAGGATGCGAGCTTAGAACTACGCAAGGCCAGGAACAGCACCGGCCAGCTGGAGCTGAATCAGTCTGAGGTGGTGCGGCTGGTCGGTATCCTTAACGGTACCACCATGCCACCGCGCCTGAGCGCATCACCTGAGCTGGTGCTGGCATCGGTATTGGCTGGCGCCCCGAATCGCTCCAGCGCGATGCTGGGCGGCTCAGTGGTGCTTGATGCGGTGCTTGCCAGCCACACCCATAGCCGGGGTCAGCTGGTCGGTGAGTTCGTCATTGAATGCACCATGGCCAGCACATCCCGCGCCCCGGTGCCGGTGATCGCCGGGGAGTATGACCAGAACGTATTCCGGGGCCCTGCCAATGCCATGGGGGATGTTTGGGATCGGGCAGATGGCCATTCCCAGCACCTCAGTAGCGAATGGCAGAAGGCCGGTACCGAGCGGGCAACCAGCGGCTCCCTGTGGCAACAGGCGGCGGCTCATCAGCAGCAGGTGGCCGAGCTGGGCGAGCAGATGCCCCAGACGTTCATGGCCAATCAGCAGCGCTTTGCAGAGGGACTACCGGTCAGCCAGCAGAACCGCCAGGGCTATGACAGCCTGGCCGCTGGCCATGTGGCCAATCAGTCCCTGTGGGTCGAGGCGGCGCCGGTCAGTAGCTGGCGCCTGGTCGGGTTCACCAACCCGCCGCGCTTTGACCAGGTTTGGCAGGCTGACCAGTGGCAAGAGGGCATCCCCATCGGTAAAGGGGTGGCCGCTCAAGCCTGGCACCACGGCCAGCCGCTGATAGATGGCTGGCGTGATGGCTGGGATGAGGCCACCTTGCCAACCTGGGGCAAGACGCCACCGCCAGAACCACCCAAGCCACCCATCCGCCCCGACAAGCGCACCCTGCGCCTGGAGTTCGGGCGCAAGCGCGACACGGCAGAGCTGGAGTTCGTCTGGCAGGGCAGTGATGCGGCAATCGTCATTCCAACCCGGAGGGTTTATCTGGTGAGCAATACAGCAAAGGTCGTGCGGGTACGCGATGGGCTCGATATCCCTGCCACGGCGGTGAGTATCGAACTCGACACCGACTCCTGGGCGTGGCAGTTCAGTGCCCAGATCCCCCGTATCGCGGCGGCTGCGTTGACCGATGAGGAAGAGGTCAGCATCCATATCAACGGTCAGCAATGGGACTGCGTTTGCGATGGCTGGCAATCGAGCCAGAGCTTTGGCCGCGAGTCGGCAACGCTGACGGGACGCTCTCGCACCGCTTACTTGTCGCCGACCCATGTATTGGCGCAGGCGGTGAGTGAGCGTGCTGCCGCGACCATGGCCCAGCTGGCAGCCGCCGTATTGCCGGTGGGTTGGACGTTGGATTGGCAAGCGGCTGACTGGTTGGTGCCTGCCGGGTTCTTTAGCCTGGATAACCAGACCCCGATCGAGGTGGTCAAGTATCTGGCCGAGGCGGCCGGTGGTTTTGTGCTGCCACACCAGCGCAACCGCCATCTGGTCATCAAGCCACGTTATCCCACTGTGCCGTGGCAGCTCGATACTGCTCAGGCGGATGTGGCGATCCCCCGTGCCATCATTACCACCCTGGGTAGTGACTTCCAGCCGGGTCATGCCGCCAACGGGATTTGGGTGAGCGGTGGCCACCAGGGCATCAGTGCGCGGGTGGTGCGCCAGGGGACGGCTGGCGAACAGCAAGCGCCGACCATTACCCACCCATTGGTGTGTGATGTGACGGCAGCCCGTGCCCAAGGTGTGGTGGGGCTGGCCAAGACCATGCCCAAGCGTACCCAGACAATCGAGCTGCCGTTGTCTGCTGATACCGGCTTGATCCTGCCGGGTGCGCTGCTCGCAGTGGACGGTTGGAAAGGTTACAACCGGGGCGTCAGAGTCTCTGCTGCGTTGCAGAACCGGGCCATGACGGTGCGCCAACAACTGAGTGTGGAGCGATTTGTATGAACCTGTTTAAGCGATTCCTTGAGCTGGTACCCGGTGCAGATCCCTTGCTGGTTGGTACCGTGACCGCAGTCGGTTCCACGACCACGACTCTCAGCGCGTTGGCGGGTGGAACGGTCACAGTACGGGGCACCGGGGTCGCCATCGGTAAGAAGGCATTTTACAGGGGAGGGGAGCTGGCAGGAGAGGCACCGGATTTACCGACCTATGAAATAGAGGTCTGATTGAGGGCGCACAGTAGTCAGTAGAAATCAGTTGCAGAGATGGGCCGAATAACTGGTCGTTAGACCACACAATCAAAATTAGTACAAAACCTAGTACAGAGTTTTAAGGCGATGATCTTTTTCATTTTAAAACAAACCGTTAATTACATGGCTCGTAATCGTGGAAGTAGAATGTGGGCTCGTTGCCGGCGTGTGCTGTTTTGCTCATGTTGCTCGAGATGAGTATCCGATGACGGCGCCTGGCGCCAGGGTGGGCGGTGCCAGGCACCACAATTGCCTGCATGGTAAACCATAGCGCAGGCAGAACGAAGGGCGAGCCGTGCAGGTGATGGTTTATTGGGCGGTAAGTGCTGAGTGGTGGTGGGCGACAGTCTGGTTTGCGCTGACTTCTGCCTGAAAATGTGACATGTGAATTTATACACCCTTAAAAGGGGCGGATATCCTCTGTATGATGGTTCCACTAGGCGCTTATTGTTGTTTCTTCAATAAGTAAGCGTGAAAAGCAGCTATCTGTAGAACATGAGGATTCT